ATGGTCGCATCCCCGAACCCCGAACCGACACCCGACTTCGACGAGATCGTCGGCGGCTTCCCCCGCATCAGCGTCTGGCAGGCCGCCTGGGAGCAGGCCGCTGCGGAGCTGAAGAACCTGCACGCGGCGGACAGCACGCCCGAGGCCGTCGGCCGCCGCGCCTGGATGCTCCTGCTCGACCACGAGAAGCCGGCCGCCCTCGACAGCCTCTTCTACGCCTGGGCGTCCAGCATGGGCTACCTGCAGGCGCCCGCCGGAAAGGCGGGTGAGCAGGCGTGAAGACCTCCCTGACCGCCCGGGCCGCCGACGTCGTCGCCCGCGCCCTGCACAGCGGCCACACCCCCGTCGGCGTCGCCGAGAAGCTCCACGAAGCGGGCCTGCTGCAGACCCCGGACGTCCAGCAGCGCGAGGCCGTGTACGCCGAGGCCGCGACCCTGCTGCGGCGCCTGGAGCGGGACATGCCCGCCGCCGGCCGCGACCTCTACGGCCCCGGCATCCTGCGGGGTGCGCTGGAGCTCGACGAGGTCAAGTACCGGCCCATCCCGGAGCAGGCCGCGCCGGCGGACGCCGACCTGGCCGCGCAGCCGCGCCGGTCCGGCACGATCCTCGACCGCGCCCGCGACGCCCTCAACGCCCGGATGACGAAGGACAACCTGCTCCTCGTCCTGGAGAACACCATCAACTACGCGGCCGACCGCGAGGCCCGCGCCGCCGAGCTGGAGACCGCATCGCGCCAGTGGGGCGAGCGGTGGCAGGCGCGCTGCGACCACCTGGCGAAGCAGGGGTTGCGGTGGAAAGCCGAAGCCGACGGCAGGAAGAAGTACGGCGAGAAGCTGCGCGCCCGCGTCGCCGAGCTGGAGGCGCAGGTCGCCACCGCCCGCGCCGCGGCCATCGCCGAAGCCGCGGCCTACCTAGACGAGGTCGGGTCGACGTCGGCCGCCTACATCCTCAAGACCTGCGACGTTCCCCAGCGTGCCGCCGAGGACCCGTGCCACCCCTGCGGCTGCCCGAAGCGGTTCGACCGGCACGCGTGGGGCTGCCCCACCGAGGCCGACACCGCCGCCCCGCTGCCGGGCAGCCCCGCCCACGCGGCCGGCGCCGAGCAGCTCCTCACCGCCGCCGCGGGCGTCGACGACGAGGAAACCCACGTCGTCGACTACGACCACACCGGAGACGACCCGCCCGAGTGCATCGACGAGTGCCCCGGCTGCGAGAAGGCCGACGCCGAGGCCGGTGAGGGCCAGTGAGCAGCGTCTACGTCATCACCATCGGCGCCGCCCCGCTCGCCGCCGCCACCACGCTGAAGGCCGCGCAGGCCGACGCACTGGCCAGGGAGACCCAGTACAAGCGCCCGGGCGAGCACGAGTACCGCTGGGACGAGGCCGGGCCCGGCGAGGTGTGGCGGCTCATGTCCCGCTCCACCAGCCGCGGGGGCCGCATGGCCTGGACCCAGTGGGCCGTCCACGCCGTCCCGCTCGACGCCGAGGCCGGTGAGGGCCAGTGAGCGCCGCGCGCACGCCCCGCCGCATCCAGCGGCGCCGCACCAAGGGGTGGCGGAAGCCCGAGGGCGCCGTCTACGTCGGACGCGGCTCCGGCTTCGGTAACCCGCGGAAGGTCGGCTCCACGAGCTGGACCGTCCTCCCCGGCGGCTGGATCGACAAGCGCCCCCACCAGCCGCTCACCGCCCAGCAGGCCGTCGACAGCTTCATCAACTCGCACACCCACGACGTCGACTATCTGCGGGTCATCCGCGAGCGGCTCGCCGGGCGGGACCTCATGTGCTGGTGCCCGATCGGCCAGCCCTGCCACGCCGACTGGCTGCTGGAGCTCGCCAACAGCCCGCGGCCGGTGGAGGACTTCGTGGACCACAGCCCGAAGCCCGCCTTCCTGGCAACCGAGACGGCGGCCGCCCGGTGACGCCGCCCGCGGCCCTCGCCGTCACCGCCGACGCCCGCGAGATGCGCCTCCCGACGCTCCTCTCCGCGCTCGGCCTCACCCCCAGCCTCGCCCAGCCCCTGCCCGACCCGCAGCTCGTCCTCGCCGGCCTCGCCGACATAGACGACCTCACCACCCAGGAGAACGCCCGATGAAGGTCTCGCTCTGCAAGCACCGCTTCCCCATCCAGCCGCCGCGCGGAAGCTTCGGCGCCCCCGGCCCCTGCACCGACTGCGGCATCACCTGGGACCAGCGCCAGGCCGAACTCCGCAAGCAGGACGAGGCCCTGATCGTCGGCAGCTCCCGCGACGGCAAGTGCCCCGACTGCAACCACACCCGCCGCCTCTTCCGCTTCCAGCCGCCCGCCCAGGCGTGGGACGAGCCCGACTACGAGCCGCCCGTCACCTTCCTGTGCATGGGCTGCTGGGACAAGGCCGCCGAAGCCCACGACGAGAAGGTCAAGGCGCTGTACGCGGAGTTGGCCGCGTGAGCGCCCGCCACTACACCGCCCGCCCGCTGACCGCGATTGGCTCCTGCGAGGCCCGCCGCCTCGCCCCCGTCGACGAAGCCGCGCGTCATCAAGGCCCTCGCCCGGCAGCGCGCCGAACAGGCCGCCCGTAAGACCACCCCCGTCGTCCGGCCGCTCCGCGAAGCCGCCGCCGCCGGACTCCTCTGACCCGCCGGCCGGGCGGTGAACAGGCCCGCCCGGCCGGCGCCCAGCAAGAACCCCGGCCGCCTGTAACGACCGGGGGTCCCGACACCCAGCATCCCATGGAGGGATCAGCTCATGCCGCAGATCAGCTTCCCGCTCGACAAGGCCCACCAGGCGCTCGACGAGTTCCTCAACGACACGGACGCCGTCGACAGCCACGGCAACCGCTACAGCCGCCACATCTACGACGCCCAGGAGAACGGCGTCGCCGTCATCCTCAGCAACAAGGAGTACCGCACCCTCCTCGACGGCTACCACGCCTGGCAGGACTCGCAGGAGCCGAAGGACGACCCCGACCTCCCGCCCGGCTACCGGCCCTACATCCACTCGCCCGAGGCATCCGACAACCGCCTCCTGCCGCACGAGCCCCTCCACAAGCCGCTCGCCCACGCCATGTACGGCAAGCCGTTCGAGGAGCTCGACGACACCGAGCAGATCCGCGTCACCGGCGTCGCCATCACCTGCCTGCTCCGCACCACCCTCGACGCGGACACCCAGGGCGTCGTCCCCGTCCTCACCTGGGGCCGCAGCAGCGACAGCCCCGAGCCGCGCACCTACTGGCAGCTCGCCTACAAGACCGACGTCGACGGCCTGTTCCTCCGCGCCAGCGAAGGCATCGTCGGCTCCGAGTGGTCCATCGTCACCGGCTCCGGCTGGCGCCTCGCCAACGGCTGGTGGTCCCGCGACGACGCCGCCCGGGCCGCCGCGGCCATCGCCCGAGTGCTGCCGTACATCGACTGGATGAGCGCCGACGCCGACCAGTTCACCGAGAAGTCGATCGAGGCCCTCCGCGCCACCATCCGGCGCTACCACTTCGCCGGCATCCGCGAGGACCAGGCCGAGCCCGAGCCGGTCGCGGTCGACTGACCCACCCTCGCCCGTCCGCCCGGCCGCCACGACTCCGGCGGCCGGACGGGCCCCACCACCAGGAGCACACCGTGCAGATCGACCTCAGCCAGATCACCCAGGACGATGCCCAGCACGTCCTCGCCCACTACGACCGCGGCGGCGTCACGAGCGACGACGACTTCACCCGCCACCTGATCGCGGCCCTCGCCACCGCGTCCCTCACCGACTTCCAGCACCTGCTCCAGGGCTGGCCCGGCCTGGGCGCCGCCGTCTACTGCGCCCGCGAAGCGGACGGCGGCTTCGGCATCCTCCTGCAGATCGCCGCCCACGAGGCGGCCGCCTGATGCTGACCACCATGACCGGCGTCCACCTCGGCCGCCTGATGCCGGGCACCCCCGAGTGGGACGCCGCCCGGGCCGGACTCACCATCACCGCCACCGAGATAGCGGCCGTCCTCGGCCTCTCGCCCTGGATGAGCCGGTTCACGCTCTGGCACAAGAAGGCCGGCCTGCCCACCGCCCCGTTCGAGCCGTCCCCGCAGATGGAGTGGGGCAACCGGCTGGAGCCGGACGTCGCGCAGAAGTTCGCCGAGGAACACCCCGAGTACGAACTCCACCACGCCGGCACCTGGCAGCACCGCGACCGGACCTGGCAGCGCGCTACTCCCGACCGGCTCCTCGCCCTCGTCTGCGGCACCCCTGTCTCCCTGCTGGAGATCAAGACCGCCGACAAGGACACGGCCCACGAGTGGGGGCCCGACGGCAGCGACCAGATCCCCGTCTACTACCGGTGTCAGGTCATCTGGCAGCAGTCGACGCTCGGCCTCACCGAGCAGCCCGCGCACCTCGCCGTCCTGATCGGCGGCAACGACTACCGCGAGTACCTCATCCCCTTCGACGCGGACGACGCCCAGCTGATGGTCGACGCCGCCGAGGAGTTCCTCGCCACCGTCGAGAACGGCGAACGCCCCGACATCGACGACTCCACCAGCACCTACCAGACCATCCGCGTCCAGCCCGAAGGCCGCGACGACGTCGAGGTCGAGGTGCCCGAAGAGGACGCCGTCCGTTATGAGCTCGCCCTCGAGCAGGCCCGCGCCGCCGAACGCGAGCTGACCGGCGCCCGCTCCGTCCTCCTCGACTGGATCGGCCACGGCCGCTACGCCACCGCCTTCGGCCGGCGCATCGCCACCCGCACCGTCCGCGACGGCAAGACCCACTCCCTCCTCCCCATCCGCCAGAAGGACGCCGCATGAGCGAGATCAGCAAGGCCGTCGTCGCCCGGGACAACGGGCCCGCCGCCCAGATCGAGCAGTACCGCGACGAGTACGCCGCCCTCGTTCCCTCCCACATCAACGCCGACCAGTGGATCCGCCTCGCCGTCGGAGCCATCCGCGGCAACAAGGACCTGGAGAACGCCGCCCGCAACGACGTCGGCGTCTTCCTCCGCGAGCTGAAGACCGCCGCCCGCCTCGGCCTGGAGCCCGGCACCGAGCAGTTCTACCTCACCCCGCGCAAGAGCAAGGCCCACGGCTACAAGCTGATCATCAAGGGGATCGTCGGCTACCAGGGCATCGTCGAACTCATCTACCGGGCCGGCGCGGTCTCCTCCGTCATCGTCGAGACCGTCCGCAGCCGCGACACCTTCAGCTACGTGCCCGGCCGCGACGACCGGCCCGTCCACGAGATCGACTGGTTCGGCAGCGACCGCGGCGACCTCGTCGGCGTGTACGCCTACGCCGTCATGAAGGACGGCGCCACCAGCAAGGTCGTCGTCCTCAACCGCGCCCAGGTCATGGACGCCAAGGCCAAGTCCGACGGCCGCAACAGCGAGCACTCCCCGTGGAACACCAACGAGGAATCCATGTGGCTGAAGACGGCCGTGCGCCGCCTCGCCAAGTGGGTGCCGACCTCCGCCGAGTACATGCGCGAACAGCTCCGCGCCCAGGCCGAGGTCGCCAGCGAGACCGGTGGCATCACCGCCGCGCCCCAGATGCCGCAGCCGTCCGTCCTGGACGGCGTCGACCCCGACGACGAGCCCATCGAGGGCGAACTCGTCGACTGACCGATCCGGCCCCGGGGCCGCCCCCGCCGCAATCGCGGGCGGCCCCGGCCAACCAGGAGACACCACCATGACACAGCTGCAGTTCTCCATACCCGTCCCCGGCACCGTCGACCCGGCCGCCGGCCAGGCCGCCAAGGCCGACGGCATGGCCGCCGCCGAAGCCGCCACCCCCATCACCTGGGCCGCCGCCTGCCAGAACGGGATCGCCGAGATGGCCCGCCGCGGCACCCCCTTCCAGGCCGCCGACCTGGTCCGCGAAGGCCTGGTCGACGAGCCCGAGCACCCGGCGATGTGGGGCCCGCAGTTCGGTATCGCCGCCAAGGCCGGCGTCATCGAGCACGCCGGATACGTCCGCTCGAAGCGGGCCACGGTCAAGTCGTCCATCTGCCAGCAGTGGATCGGCACCGCGGCGTACCGAACGGCGGCCGCCTCATGAGCCTCACCGCCTGGCTGCCCTGGGTGATCGCCGCATGGATCGGCACCAGCCTCACCCTCGGCGCCCTCCTCGCCGCCGCCGGATACCGCCGCAACACCCACCGCACCCGGAAGGAGGAGCTGTGAGCTCGAACCCGGCCAAGGGACCCTTCGTCAACAGCGAACCCGTCCGCCGCCACATCCTCAACCTGATGTCGGCCGGCGCCTCCGCCCGGGGCATCGCCGACCACTGCGGCGTCCACTACTCCATCCTCACCGGACTCCTCTACGACCGCAGCGCCACCCGGCCCCGCTCCAAGAAGATCCGCCTCGTCAACGCCCGCCTCATTCTCAGCGTGCGTGCCGAAGACGTCGCCACCTGCTACGTCGACCCCACCGGCACCCAGCGGCGCATCCAGGCCCTCGCCGCCAACGGATGGCCCCAGCGCCGACTCGGCCCCCACCTCGGACTCCACCCCGCCTACGTCCACGCCGTCATGCGCCAGCCCAGCGTGTACGGAGTCACCGCCGCCTCAGTCGCCGCCGCCTACGACCGGCTGTGGAACCAGGACCCCCGCCACCACGGCATCAGCATCGGCACCATCACGAAGGTCCGCGCCCACGCCCGCCACAACGGCTGGGCGCCGCCCGGAGCCTGGGACGACGACACCATCGACGACCCGAACGCCCACCCCGAGTGGACCGGCCACTGCGGCACCGACCGCGGCTACTGGATCCACCGCCTGCAGAACCTGCCGCTCTGCGAGCGCTGCGAACAGGCCCACACCCAGTGGCTGGCCGAGCACGCCCACCTCGACCCGAAGCAACGCAACCAGGAGCTGTTCAAGGCCCGCGGCAGCGCACTCTCCCGCGAAGCCGACCTCGCCGTCGACGGCCGCGAACTCATCAGCCACGGCCTCACCGCAGAACAGGCCGCCGCCCGCCTCGGCATCTCGAAGAACTACCTCCTGACCACCTTCCGCCGCTACCCCGCCGACACCGAACAGGAGCTCGCCGCATGACCTACCGCAACGACAACGACGGCCTCACGGTCATGGACTGGTTCTGCGGGGCCGGCGGCTCCAGCCAGGGCATGCACTCCATCCCCGGCGTCCGCATGGCCAGGGCCGCCAACCACTGGGAGCGCGCGATCGAGTCGCACTCGGCGAACTTCCCCGAGGTCGACCACTACCGCGGCGACATCCGTGAGGCTCCCGTCGAGAAGTGGCCCGTCACCGACATCTTCTGGGCCAGCCCCGAGTGCCCGCAGTGGAGCGTGGCCCGAGGGAAGAAGCGGGACTTCCACATCACTCGCCAGGAAGACCTGTTCGGCGGGCTCGAGGAGTGGGGTCCGTCGGAGGAGGCCGAGCGGTCCCGCGCCCTCATGGAGGAAGTCCCCATGTACCTGCGGGGTGTCATCGAGCGCGGCGGCCTGGTGAAGGCCGGCGTCGTCGAGAACGTCGTCGACGTCCGCGCCTGGGACCAGTGGGACCGCTGGCTCGGTGAGATCCGCAAGCTCGGCTACCGCACCCGGGTCATCGCCCTCAACTCCATGCACGCCGACCCGCGCACCGTCCACAAAGCCCCGCAGTCCCGTGACCGCCTGTACGTCGCCTACTGGCACGAGAGCCTGAAGCGCACCCCCGACTGGGACAAGTGGCTGCGGCCGCGCGCTTGGTGCACCGGCTGCGACCAGTGGGTGCAGGCCGTCCAGCGGTTCAAGCAGCCCGGCCGCGACATGGGCCGCTACCGCCAGCAGTACGTCTACCGCTGCCCGAACACGAAGTGCCGCAACCAGATCGTCGAGCCGTCGACCCTCCCGGCCGCCGTCGCCATCGACTGGAGCCTGCCCGGCCAGCGCATCGGCGACCGCACCAAGCCGCTGGCGCCGAAGACCCTCGCCCGCATCGAGGCCGGGCTGAAGCGGTACGCGCAGCCGCTCATGGCCCCCGCGGGCGGCACCTGGCGCAACGACGCCTCCCCGGTCAGCGACCCCATGCCGGCCCGCACCACCCGGGAGAACGACGGCGTCGCCATCCCGCCGTTCCTCGTGCCGCTCAGGTCCGGCCGCAACCGGTCGATCCTCGCCCATCGAGACCCGCTCGCCACGGTCGTCGCCGACGGCGGCAACCACGGCCTGGCCACCGTGCCGCCGCTGCTGGTGCCCGTCGAGGGCCGCGAGGGGAAGGAGGCCGCGTCCGCGCACGACCCGCTCCGCACCCAGACCGCCCGCAACGAGACCGGGCTCGCCTGGCTGCCGTTCGTCGCCGAGCTGCGCGGCGGCGGCAGCATCGCCCGCCCGGTCAGCGAGTCCCTCGCCACGGTGACCGCCTCCGGCAACCACCACGGGCTCGTCACCCCGGACATCCCGGCCATGGTGATGCGGAACAACACCCCGCGGGGCGACGCCGGGCAGATGTGCACGCCGGCCAGCGAGCACTTCCGCACCATGACCACGGCCGGGCACCAGTCGCTCGTCACCTGGGAGCACCTGCTCGTCCCGTACTACGGCAACGGGACCGCGCGCACCGTCCGGGAACCCGTCGGCACCCTGTCGACCCGAGACCGGTACGCCCTCGTCCAGGGCGAGGTCGACATCAACGACGTCCGCTTCCGGATGCTCGAGCCCCACGAGATCGGCCGGGCCATGAGCTTCGCCGACCAGTACGTCGTCCTCGGCAACAAGCGGGAGCGCGTCCGCCAGTACGGCAACGCCGTCACCCCGAACTGCGCGGAGGTCATCGTCTCCGCCCTCGTCGAGGCCATCACCGGCGAGGACATCGACCGGTACGCCGAGCCCGAGCTGGCCACCGCCGCCTGATCAGCCGCACACGCAACGGGCCCCGCCGTCTGGCGGGGCCCGGGAGGAGAGGAGGGGAGATGTCAGGTTCCGTGAGCCAGGTCGTTGCGGTAGCGGATCAGGTTGCGAGCCCACTTCTCGCGCCGCTGCTCGTCGGGCAACTCGTCGATCAGACGGAGCAGCGCGACGACGGTGAGCCGGTCCTCGAGCGCCTGCTTGTAAAAGTCCGCTGGCACGACGTAGGCGCTTCGGGCGCCGCGTTCGGTGAAGGCCGCGGACCGGCCGCCGTAGCGGACATCGCGGATGAGCTGGGTCAGGTTCGCACGGGCGTCGGTCATGGAGACCTCGGCCACGCCGTCGTCGGCGATCCGAATGCCCTGGTCAGCAGCCATGGCCAGAGTATAAGTCATTTCCAATCCTTCCAGTCTTTCCAATCTTTAAAGTAGTGTGGCAGATGCGACCCGCGATCCGCCAGGACGAGCCGCACGACTTCCGCATGCGTCCGCCCCGTCAGGAAGAAGAACGCCCGATGCCTTCCCGGTTCGAGTTCGAGCGCGCGATCAGGCGCAGCGGCCTGCCGCCGCTGGCCCGGCTGCTCGCCCTGACTGTCGCCACCTGGGCCGACGCCGAGACCGGACGCATCGCCGCCCGCAACCAGCCGGCCCAGTCCGTGCTCCTACTCGCGACCGGCATGTCCAAGTCCGCCTTCCTCGCGCACCGCAAGACGCTCCTGGAGGAGGGGTGGCTGCAGTGCCTGTCCCCGTCACGGGTCAAGGCCCAGAAGGAGCACGCCCAGAATGTCTACTCAATCCACATTCCGCCCGGTAAAGCTGGGTCGGCAGACGACCTAGCCGAAACGGTCAATACCGGAAAGTCCGACAAGGCTAGGTCGTCTGCCGACCCAGCCCAACCCGACAAGTCGGACACGGCTGGGTCGGCAGACGACCGTGCCCAAGCGGATGAAGTCGGACATGACCCGGTAAGGCTAGGTCGCCAGGCGACCACAAGAGTCTTTCCTTCTACTACTCCTTCCTCCTCACCTACCGGCCCCACGGAGGACAGCGGGCAGGCAGGCGAGGAGGAGCGGATCCCGGACGCGTTCGCCTACTGCCAGCCGCTCATCAAGGCCATGACCGACGCAGGACTCGTCGTCTCCTGGTCCATGACCGCCGAGGACTGGCAGTCCATCGCCCGCATCCAGCGCCGGGCCGGCGTCGACCAGATGGTCAAGTTCGCCCGCGGCGCCAAGTCCCGCACCCCCATCCGCTTCGCGACCTTCTACCTCCGCGCCGGATGGACCGGGCTCCCGCCCATGAGCACCACCCCCGCGCAGCCCAAGCACCTCCGGGTCCTCCCCGACTGGTGCGAAGACCCGGACTGCGACGAGATCACCCGCATGCGACAGGTCGAGGACGACAACGGCCTGCGCGCCCTCGTCCCCTGCCCCGCCTGCCACCCCAGCCGAAAGGACGCCGCAGCATGACCGACTACGACCAGGACAACCCACTCGACCGCACCCCGCCGCACGACCTCGCCGCCGAACACGCCGTCCTCGGCAGCCTGCTCCTCTCCCCGCACGTCATCGACCGCGTCACCTCCACCGTCGACGCGGCCGCCTTCTACAAGCCCGCCCACCAGACGATCTACACCGCCATCACCGACCTGTACGGCCGCAGCCGCACCCCGAAGATCGACCCCATCACCGTCGCCGAGGAACTCGCCCGCAACGGCGACCTCGCCAAGGTCGGCGGCGCCGTCTACCTCCACCAGCTCGTCGCCGCCGTCCCCTCCACCGCCCACGCCGACCACTACGCCGAAATCGTCCGCGACAAGGCACTCCTGCGGACCGTCATCGAAACCGCCAACCGGGCCGCCGCCCGCGCCTACACCCAGCAGGCCGAGGCCGGCGAAATCCTCGACGACGCCATGGCCGAGTTCCAGGGCGCCGCCACCGGAGCCTCCCCCCTCGAGGTCAAGCTGTCCGTCGGCGACCGCTGGGCCGACTTCCTCGACGAACTCGAAGCGGGCAAGGACCCCCGCGCCCTCGACACCCCCTGGCACGACCTCAACGACGTCGTCGAACTCAAGCCCGGCCAGCTCGTCACCGTCGGCGCCGCCACCGGCGGCGGCAAGTCCCTGTTCGGCATGAACCTCGCCGCCCACGTCGCCCTCACCCGCGGCCGGCCCGTCCTCGTCGCATCCATGGAGATGGGCGGCAGCGAGCTCATGGCCCGCCTCACCTCCGCCGAAGCGGGCGTCGACCTCGACCGGCTCGTCCGCCGCAAGCTCACCGACCACGACTGGGCGAAGGTCATCAAGGTCTCCGACCGGCTGCAGAACGCCCACAACTTCATCCTCGACGACTCGCCCAACCTCACCCTGTCGAAGATCCGCGCCCGGCTCCGCTGGATGGCCGCCAACGGTCACCCCGCCGCGATGGTCGTCGCCGACTACCTCCAGCTCATGACCCCCGAGGGCACCGGCAGCAACGCCAACCGCGCCCAGGAGGTCGCCACCATCAGCCGCGGCCTGAAGCTCACGGCGATGGAGTTCGAGATTCCCGTCATCGCGCTCGCCCAGTTCAACCGCAACGCGGCCGGACGGCAGCCCACGGTCACCGACTTCAAGGACTCCTCCGCGATCGAGCAGGACTCCAACGTGATCGTCCTCATGCATCGGCCGCCGGAGCCCAACCCGGACGACCCGGAGACGAAGAACCTGCCCGACCGGACCGGCGAGATCGACCTGATCGTCGCGAAGAACCGCAACGGCATCAACGGCCGGATCATCCCCCTCGTTTTCCAGGGCCACTACGGCCGCCTGCAGTCCATGTCCCGCGGCTTCTGACAAGGAGAACCCGTGATCACCTGGCACGAACTCGCGGTCGTGGAACCGCGGCTCGCCGACCTCGAGACGGAAGTCCGCGCCGAGGCGGAGAAGGCGGAGACCGACCCCATGTGGTCGTTCTCGATCTACTGGTCACGCACCCTGCGGCCCGCGATCAAGCCGCTCGTCGGCTGGGAGCGCGACACCGGGGCCTACCCCGCGCTCCACACCGAAGAGGCGTGGCACACGGCGATATCCCACCTGATCGGCCTCCTGCCGGCCGACGACGGGGGGTGGGCGACGTGAACGACCTCAGCCCCGAGGACGTCGCCGAACTCCGCGCCCAGGGCGACTTCCGCGACTACCTGCGGCAGATCACCGGCCGCGGCATCGCAGCCAAGCCCGCGCCGACCCCGGCCGCCGAACCCGAGCCGCCCGCCTACCACATCGCCCGTCCCGGGGCCTGGCCGTGCGGCACCGCCCCGTCCGGCCCCACCCCGCCGCCCTGCGGCAACTGCCCGCCCGACACCGGCCGCACCGCGAAGGAGCTCCCGTGATCCCGTTCCGCCTGAAGCCCGCCACCCCCACGCCGGCCGACCTGGCCCCGCCCCGCTGCACGAACGCGGACCCGGCCCACGGGCAGTGCGTCCTGCCGTCCACGCACACCGGTGACTGCCTGCACGCCGGTCAGCCCCGCTGCGACGCCCCGTCCCCGTCCGGCCTGTACGCGTGCCGTCTCGCCGAATGGCACGACGGCCCGCACGCCAACAGCCCCAGCCCGGGCCCGGTCGCCCGCGCCGTGTGGGAGAGCCCCGCCGAGCCGAAGCCGCTCAAGCCGGCCAAGGCGCCGAAGCCCGCCGACGGCCTCGTCCCGCACGCCGTGATCGAGGTCGGCTGGACGCGCGGCCCGCTCGACGCCCGCCTCCGCCTCGAGGTGCAGCCCGGCATGGACGAGGTGGAGCGCCGCCACCTCGAGGACCGCATCCGCGACGCGCTCACCGCGGCCGGGCTGCCCGTCCGGCGCGGCTGACCCCGAAGGAGAACCCGATGAAGAACATCCCGCCCGGTACGCCGGTCGCGTACTACCCCGGCGACGGCCACCTCCCCGAAACGCACTGGCACGGCGTGGTCGTCGAGCACCACCTGCAGGACGACGGCAGCCCGCTCGGCCTCACGGATGTGTGCTGCACCGACCCGCACGAGTTCCTGAACAACTCCGTCGGCCTCGTCACCACCGTCGAGACGAAGAAGTTGCGCCTCACCGGCGCGGCGCCGGCCGAAGGCCCGGAGCAGACGGCGCTCTTCACCCCGTGAGAACGCCAGCGGCCCGGCGCGCCGTTACCGCGCCGGGCCTGGCCCGAGCATCCCACACCCACCGCGACCCGAAGGAGACCCGATGACCTGGCGTGACGCGCTGCCCCACGGGGAGGCGACCGCGCTCCACGGCTACACCCTCACCCACCTGAACCGCATCACCCGAACCGCCGTCCTCCGCGGCTACCTCCACGCCACCGGCACCATCGCGGACCAGCTCGAGACCGCCTGGCACGCCATCGTCGAAGCGCTCCTCGAAGCCGACGAGGCCCCGACAACTGGTGAACTCATCGCGACCGCCCGCACCGCCCTGTCGGCCGCCTTCCGTGACGAACTCCACCACCACGGCTACGTGCAGAACGACATCAGCGCCGGCCGGGAGGCCATGCCCGCCTTCCAGCGGTACTGGAACCCCACCGCCTCCTCCCCGGTCGAGGACAAGGTCGTCGACCGCACCGCGCTCGCCCAGATCTGGGACCAGCTCAACCCGTCCGAACAGCAGGCCCTCGAAGCGCTGGCCGCCACCGGCGACTACCAGCAGGCCGCGCTCGCCGTGGGGAAGAAGCAGGCCACGTTCAACGTCCTCGTCCGCAACGGCCGCATGCGGTTCCTGCAGGCGTGGCACGAGGGAGAGACGCCGTCCAAGGTCTGGCGCACCGACCGCCGGGTGGGCAGCCGCTCCGGGCACGACACCCGCGGCAGGCAGCGGCTCACCGTCTCTCAGGTCGAGGCCTACCGGGACCGCCGCCAGCAGGGCGAAACGATCCGGGCCCTGGCCGCAGAAGCCGGCGTCAGCGAATGCACGCTCGGCGCGCTGCTGCGGGGCAAGTTCCGTCCGGCCGCCGACGAGGCGGTGGCCGCGTGAACCGCCGCTGCATCTGCCGCCACTGCGCCGCCCCGGTCCCGGCCGCGACCGAGCAGGTCGAGCACCCGCCGGTCGAACTGCCGGACCGCCCGCGCCCGTTCCGCGTCCACAACGGCGGCCGCACCCAGGACTGCGTCCTCCACCCCGACGGCCGCATGACCATGCGGGTCGGCGACGGCGAGCTCGTCTCCGCGCTGTCTTTCGACGCCATGCGTGAGCGGAACTGGGAGCACGCGGTCATCGAGTGGGACCCCGACCCGCTGCCCGCCACGCCCGAGCCCGGGCCGACCGACGAAGCCGTGCAGGAATCGCTCCTGCTCCCCACCCCGTGAACGAGGAAGCCGGGCGCTCCCTGGATCCAGCAGGGAGCCCCCGGCCGATAGATCAAACCACACCACCTGGAGGACACCGTGACCCGCATCCCGATCCTCTGGCGCCCGGGGAGGCCGTCGTGAGGGGACTCCCCGCCGACCGCGGACTCCTGACGGCCCGACGCCTCGAGGTGCTCCGCCTCGCCGCGAACGGCCGCACCAACGCCGAGATCGCCAAGACGCTGTTCATCTCCGAGGAGGCCGTGAAGTCCCACATGCAGCTCGCCTACCGGTCCCTCGGCGCCCGTGACCGCACCCACGCCATCGCCATCTGCCTCGTCCGCGGGCTCATCCACCCGCACGAGATCCAGCTCTGCCCGCCCCGCACCCCGCTGCGCCACAAGGCGCCAGACGCGCCGAGAAAGGCAGCCGCATGACCCACGACTTCACGCCCGGCCTGCGCTCCCGCAAGGGCCGCCCGTCGATGACGCCGCAGCAGCAGGCGCTCACCGACGAACTGTCCCGCCGGGCCGCTCAGCTGTGGGCCGACTCGGACGGCGAGCTGTCCATCACGGAGGCCGTGGAACTTGCCGCCTTCCAGATCGGTACGAAAACCGCCCAGACCATCACAGAATCCCGGAGCGAGGCATGAGCGCCGATCGCCACACCACCGAGCAGACCGCAGGAAACGCCCTGAGCGCCCGCGTAAGCGCCTCAACCCCCGAAGTCGGTGTCTCGGGACCCTCCGACCCTCTCAACGGCCCGCAGAACGGCGCACAGCGGCTCGGGGTGCGGCGGGACCTCGAAGCGCGAGCGTTCAACGCCGTCCAGCCCGCCCTCCACAAGGCCGGCCAGTGGCTCCCGATGTCCGCCCGCCGCGCCGTCGCCAACGCCGTCCTCGCCGAACTGGCGCCCGAACTCGACGCGCTCGACCGCGTGCGGGCCATCGGCCCGTACCAGAAGCCCGTCCGCGGCGACCGCAGCCGCGGCATGCAGATGGGCTGGGACGCCGCGGTGAAGGCCGTCCACGCCGCGCTGGGGGACACCGAGGCCGACCCCGCCGCCTGACCCACCCCGGTCGGGCCGCACCGCTCGCGGCCCGGCCCCCGCACCACCCGCCCGCCGCACGACCGCAAGGAGCCCGCCATGTTCGACACCCCCGTCGCCCGCTGCATCATCTGCCCGCGCCAGCTCCTCGACCGCGAGGCGGGCCGGTACCTGTGCACCCTCTGCGAGCAGCGCATCGACCGCGACCTGGCCGCGCTCGCCGGACCCGCCGGCCTGTACGCCCGCCTGTGCCTGCGCATCCAGCCCGGCCGCCGCGGCGACGGACCCGCCGTCAGCGGGACGCCGGGGCGGTCCATCCCGTGCAACCTCGACGTACTCAGCCTCACCGCGGACGGCGGGCTGGTGAGCGTGCTGGAGACCTGGGTCGAGGACTGGTCCACCTACGGACTCGGCGTCCAGGGCGACGGCGGTCGGCTGCAGGCGCGGCTCGACCAGGCCGTGCACACGCTGCGACTCAACCTGCCGCGGGCCGTCTACCGGCACCGGGCCCTTGACGAGTTCGGCTCCGAGCTGAGCGGCTTGGTGCGCCAGGCCCGGGCCATCATCGACGGCGAGCGGGCGCCCAGGCGGATAGCCGTCCAGTGCCCCTGCGGGGCCGTCAGCCGCATCACCCTCGACACCGACGGGTTCGAGTGCCGCGGCTGCCGGACCGAGTACGGGCACGCGGAGGCGCTCAGCCTGCCCATGGCCGCGCGGGCCGCGGCGTGAGAGAAGCCCCCGCCCGGGCGTCGGGCGGGGGCTTCTCAGCGGTGTCGACAGGTCACCGCCAGAACAGCTTGTTCTCCGCAGGATCCCGCCGCGGTGGAGCCACCTTCGGCTGCTCCACCGTGAACCCCAGTTGCTCCAGCACCCGCGCGGCCGCCAGGGGAGAGTCGCGGACCGCCGACATCATCTGGACCTCACGCCACTCCCGCAGGTGTTCATCGACCACCTTCCGCCAGCCCTGCACGACGTCGATCGCGAACTCGAACTCCAGAAACAGCAGCACGTCCTCCAGGGCCGGACGCATGCGGTGCCCGCCAACCGGCAGGTGGATCTCTGCGAGACGAGGCAGCTTCCTCCGCGTGAACTTCTTGCTGGGGCGGCCGGTGTCCGCCAGCCTCAGCAGGTACGCGACCTCGTCGCGGTGCGCATGGACCTGGATGTGGGCACCAGGGATCTCCTTGCTCGTGCGCACGTACTCGAACCTGAACAAGGGTTCGGGCGCGCCGTCGAAGTAGACCTTCACGGCCGTCTCGTCGGTGGCCAGGAAAGTGCTGGAGCCATCCCAGCAGCAGAGGTAGTCGACGAGAAGGCTCAGCACCGGCTCGCCGCCAATCGAGACGGGTATCCGCTGCACCTTGCCGGCCTCGTCCATCGGAGCCACCCGGACACGTCGCCCCAGGTTCAGGGCATCAAAACGCGGGGTGTCCTCACCAAGGACACCCCGCGTCAACGCAGTGAGCTTGTCGGCGAACTCAGCCGCCATCTTGTCGAGCCTCGACGACTCCTCAGCAGTCACCGTCGAGAAGGTAGTCGATCCCCTCGATGGTGTGCCAAACGTCCAGCTCGTCCATTGACAAGCTGTACATTGACGCCCTCTCACGAAGCGTCTCGTAGGTCATGCCCACCTCGTCGAGTAGCTTCTGCCGCTGCTCTCGCAACTGCGCAGCCGTCCGGTGGATCACCATTGTCATCGTCAACCCCCAGCTCCGTTGTGCCGACAGTCAAGCACCGCCCACTGACAACGACCCGGTGCCCCACACAGCCAGCATCCAACAGGGTGAAACCCGTTAGGCACATACCCCCGGGGGAGCAACTCGAAAGAAGACGGGACCCGTCGCCGCCCTGACGCGGGCGACGACGGGCCTCTCGTTGCTCAGACCCGCGTGACCTCCAGCCCCGGCGGCAGCGGCGGCACGTCCAGGCCGAGGCCGGCCGCCAGCAGCATCCGGGCCGCGGTGTCCCGCTCGAGCGTCGACCGGCCCGTCGGCATCAGCAGGCGCCGTCGGCCGGTCGCCGTGTACTCGACGAAGGCACCGAGGAAGCCAGGGTCGGAGGCGCGGGTCTCGACCATCTCCACGCCGAAGTGGTCCAGCAGCTCGAGCAGCGGTGTACCGAGCAACGCACCGAAGGGCATGTTGCTTCGGAGGGGTAGGCTCATGAGAGAGCCCTCCATTCTGGCGAGTGGTGGTTCAACAGGGCAGCGAGGTGCGAACTCGCTGTGCATAGGCCGGCCGAGCGGGTGCGAACCGCTCGGCCGGCCGTCTGTTTGGACGCTATCCGACCGGCGGCAATGAGACACGGCGTTTCGACCGTTTCCGGAAGGGCTCCAAACCTGAGATTTCTCAGCCTTACGTGATATCAGGTACGCGATGTCAACCCGTCCGCGACCTGCGGTGTTGCAGGGTAGATACGCGCTCTGAGCTGGCTTAGTTGAATCTGCGCGCCTCGCTTTACAAGGACTCGGCCGGTCGGTCTTTCGGGGGGCGGACGGTAATTATCCCTCACTTACGGATGTCCGAAAATTGATCCTGCCGGGTTGCTTGCCGTGCATACAGAAGCCCCCGCCGTCGGGCGGGGGCCTTCGTCATGCCGCCTCTTCGAGCGCCGGCACCTCCGGCGGTCGCTTCCCCTTCAGCACCTGGCGGACCCAGCCCTGCGTCAGACCCAGCCTCGCCGCGATCTCCTCCACCGACATGCCCTTCCGTTTCGCCGCCCGCAGCGCGCGGTTCCGGCGGTCCTGAGCCCGCTCCCGCGCCGCCCGACTCGCCGCTGTCCGGTGCAGCAGCACCGCCCAGTGCAGCAGCAGTCGCGCCGCCATGTCATCCCACCAACGCTTCACGCCGTTCCCCCAGCGCTCGCTGTGACTCAACCTGTCCACGGTGCTGGCTGCGGTGATCCACCAGCAAGGACGCGAAACGCGACACGGCCCCCGCCTGTCTGGCGGGGGCCGTGATGCGTTGGACGGCACGCGGGGCGAGCGCTACCCGGCCAGTGCCTCGTCGAGGTACTCCTGCACTGGCTCGAAGAGGCCGTAGGGGGCTACGTGCAGCCGGCGCTCTTCTCCCTGTCGACTCGATCGGCGATCCGACGGACCCACTCACGGCTGAACGGCGTGTGCTGCGAGATCGCGGTCAACGGCACCCCGACAGCACGGGCTTCCGCAATTGCGGTCTCCAGCTCCTCCCGCTTCATACGGTGAAGCGCCGCGGCCTCGGAGATGAGATCAAGCATCTTCTGCTTGTCTGCGGGGCTGGGGGTACGTCGAGGTGACGGCACCGCCAGGCGCGGTCGGATCGCCTCGGCAGCGGCCTGCTTGATAGCGGGAAGAGGATCACCGTCGAACGCGAACCACTCACCGTGGGACCGGAGTTCAGCGAAGTGGTGGTGCAGTCGAGTCTCCAGCTCGTGGCCGCCTGGGTGGGTCCAGAGGGCCACGAGAGGCACAGGCGACATCCGCTGGATGTCGGCGAGCCGCCTCTGCAGGTTGGTCGTCCGTCCGATCTTCACCGTGTTGCTGCCGGGCGTACCGATGACGTAGACGACCGCCTCGCCGAGGCTCTCTTCCCGGCTCACTCGGGCGTCCGGCTGTACTTGGCGATCGCTGCCTGGTTCGTCGAGGAGTCCTGCAGGGATAGCTCCCAGGGCCCGGTGTTGACGTCCATGTCCTTGCCGAAGCCGACCCACTTGCCCGCCATGCGTGTGCCTGTCGGCTCGATGAGCATCTGGATGGCCCCGTGGTAGCGAGCCCCGCGGTAGTAGCCGTCCTTGGCGGTCTGCTCCACCCAGGTGCCGGTGATGACGCTGCCGTCGACGGTGAGGTCCATGGTGAGCGGGGAGTGCGGGTTCGAGGAGGCGTTCGGCAGGGACCTCACGGTCAGCTGATTGCCGTGCTGAAGAACCACCACGTAGTGCATCCCGATGAAGCTGTCGTCCCTGCCGCTGGAGAAGTACTCGTAGCGGGACAGCCAAATGCCGGAGTAGCTGGTACGCGGCGACGTCTGCGGCATGGGGCCGGATCCCGGAGGGGCGACCCCGTCACGGGAAGGTTCGAGATCGTGACCCCCCGCCCCGTCGCTGGAGACGCGGGCCATGACGGGCGAGGCGAATCCGAGGGATTCGATGGGCATACCGGTCACCGCCTCCAGCGCTCGGGCGTAGATGGGTCGCGGGGCTGCGATGGCGCCGGACTCCCAGCGCTGCACGAGGCGCTTGCTTGCGTCGTTGGGCCGGCCAGCGCGCTCACCCGCGGTACGGATTGCCCGGGCGAAGTCGTCCTGGCTCATGAGCAGACTCATCCGCACGGCGCGGAGCTGCGTGTTTGGTGCGGTGGTGGGTGCGGTCATGTCTCAACGGTAGCGATGACGAGCCGCGAATGACACCGAAATGACGCCGGACGAGTAACCGATTTGACGCCCGAGAGGCCGCCGCGCGGGGTGTCATATCGGCGTCACAGTGTGCACATGGAGAAGCACGGAACGCCCATGCGGGCGATCACGGCGTTACGGGGCTGCCGTCGCGGCGGCGGCCGGCTCTCAACTGTCAGCGCGCGGGATTGTTCACCTGGAAGCGCGGGAGATCTGTTCTGCGCGCGCTCCCGAGACCCCGAAGAACTCGCCGACCTGCTCCCAGGTGCGGCCCTCGCTCTTCAGCCCCTTGGCGATGCCAGCCTTCACCTCGCGGACGTGCACCTTGGCGTCGTCCATGGTGCGCACGGCTTCCTTGAGGCGCTCCTCGTAGTCGGGGATGGCCTCAATGGATGCCCGCAGTTGACGGCGGAGCTCTTCGGGGGTGGTGGTCATGACGAAAGAGTAGGGGCGAATTCAGTCCACATCAAGCATGCGCTTGACTCTGGCTGCGGGAGCCTCTACGGTCATTCTCAGATCTCAAGCACACGCTTGGGGTTGGTCGCCCACTCCTACCGGACCCAGTCCGCGGGCGTCACACAAATGAAGATCGGGCCGGACACCAAGACTCCTACCTCTTGGGCCGGCCCTACCACCAGGAAACTGTGAGAGGTCGCCCTGATGGATACACCGCAGCATAGCCCTGCCCTGGCTGTCACCGTGCAGCCCGTCCGGTACGTCCCGGCCCTGATCAACGGCGTCTCCGCCGCGATCCCCTGTGAGCCGTGGTGTCGCGTCGATCACATCGCCGCGAACCCCCGCTACATCGAGGACGTCACGCACTCCAGCGACCCGGTCCGCCTGGACCTGGCCGCCGGCACCACGCCGCTGACGCTGGTCGAGGCCCGCCTCTCCGCGGACCCGGCGTCCGACAGGCCGGCCTCCGTGTTCGTCGAGGAGCACTCGACGGGCCAGGGTCGCTACCTGGACGCCGACGCGGCCGACGCCTTCGCCGACCAGCTCGACGCCTTCGCCGCGAGCTTCCGGGCCATGGCGGCCCAGCTGCGGGGCGACCGATGAGCGCCCTCTCCGTCGCCGACCGTCTGGCGCACCTCGCCGCGCAGGGCTCGATCCGCAACAGCCAGCCGAAGCCGACCGTCGAGCGCACCGTGCTGGAGCGCTTCCCCGCCGGCGGACCGCGCGGCCAGTGGCCCGCCGAGGCCCGCGCCGCGCAGGAGCGCCGCCAGGGCGTCCCGGCCCGCGTGGTCATGGACCTCGCGTCCGACAGCTTCCTCGTGATCGTCGAGAAGCCGGTCCCCTCCGCCGCCTGAGCGGCCCCTGAACCGCCGCGGGCGGCTGGGGTCCACCCCCGCCCCGCTGCCCGCGGCCCTTTGCAGCACCCCACCCACACCCCTCCTGCCTGAAAGGGCCATCCCGTCATGTCCGTTCGCCTGATCACCTCCGCCCCGTCCTCCGACGCCGCCTACCGCGAGAGCCTCATCGCCCGGTACGTCGCCGCCACCGACTACAGCGTCGAGCTGCACCTCCTCGCCGAGGCCGCCGAGTACGACCGCGTCAACGGCGGCTACCCCCCGCTCGTCGACGAGCTGATCGCCGCCCGCCTCGGCGACGCCGCCTGACAGGGGGTGGCCGCCGTGACCCGCCTCGTCGCCCGCCTGCTGCACCTCCTCGGAGCGTCCGGCCAGTGCTCCCGCTGCGGCGGCTGGTTCCCCGACTGGTCCGGCGGCATCTGCGACGCCTGCACCGCGGCCGGTCGCTGAACGGCTGCCCGATCCGCCCGTCCCGCACGGGCGGTGAGGGGAGCCGGGACAGCCCCGGACCGACCAATCCGAGAGGAGCCCGTCATGGGCTGGATCAAGAACAAGACCGCCGCGGCCGCCGACAACGCCGCTGTCGCCGTGATGGTCGCCGGCCTGAAGGTCGGCGGCGAGAAGGGCGGAAAGGTCGCCAACAAGATCACGAGCACGGTCCTCGGCCGCGAGTACGTGCCGTGCGGCGACCCCAACTGCAACGGCGAGTGCAAGGACGCCTGACCAGCACCACAGCCCCGGACCCGGCGTGACGCTGCCGGATCGGATCCGGCCCGGGGCACCCCGCGCCACTCCACTTGACCGCCAATCCGAGAGGACCAGCCGTGACCGGCACCGAGACCTTCGAGACCATCCGCTACACCGCTGACGTCGTCGTCACCACGACCGACGCCCGCGTGCTGCTGATCGAGCGGGGATGGGCCCCGTTCAAGGGCCAGTGGGCGCTGCCCGGCGGGCACGTCGACCCGGGCGAGACGAGCCGGGCCGCCGCCGCCCGCGAACTGGCGGAGGAGGCCGGCGTCCACGCGGCGCCCGAGGAGCTGGACCAGGTCGGCACGTTCGACGAGCCCGACCGGGACCCGCGCGGCCGGTATGTCACCGTCGCCTACCACCTCGAGGTCGTGTCCGGCACGCCCATCGAGGCGGGCGACGACGCAACCAACGCCCGGTGGTGGCCGCTGAACGCGCTGCCGGAGCTGGCCTTCGACCACGCCGACATCATCCGCGCCGCCATCGCGGCCAGCGACCGCTGAACACCCACCCGGACTGACCCGCACCACAGCCCCGGCCAAGCCGCGACGGTGCCCGATCGACTCGGGCCCGGGGCGCCAACCAGACCCACCCCACCGCTTCGAGACCCGAGAGAGGTCGCCATGAACCGCCGCCACATCGCCTGGCTGCTGACCGCCGCCTACCTGCTCGTCGTCGGCATCTGGCCGGCCGCCGTCACCCCCGTCGCCCTCGTCGGCACCGGGCTCGCCGTCGCCGCCAGCGCTCTGCCTGCCCCCGCCCTGGTCGCCGCCGGCATTGCCGCCTGGCTGAAGTGGCGGCCCGCTCCCGCCCCGACCGCCGCCTGACCGCCCTGACCATCCGGAAGGACTGATCATCGTGACCGTCACGCCCATCGAGAAGGCCAACGGCCGGGCCGTGGCCCAGGAGCGCGGCTTCGACGCCGTCACCCTGGCCGAGGCGGACGCCATCCGCAAGCGGGCCGAATCCGAGGCCGAGGCCAAGCGCATCGAGGCCGAGGCCAAGGCCGAAGCGGAGAAGATCAAGGCCGCCGAGGAGGCCGAGCGGCAGCGCATCGCCAACGAGCGCGCCCGCATGAAGCTGGAGAAGGAGCAGGCCGACCACAAGGCCCACCTCGCGAAGAAGGCCGCCGAGGAGGCCGAGGCCAAGGCGAAGGAGCAGAAGGCCAAGCAGGCCGAGGCCGACCAGGCCGCCGAGGAGGCGGCGCAGGCCGAGGAGCAGAAGCGCACCGAGAACCTGTGGAAGTGGGGCGCCCGCGCCATCTACCTCGTCGGGCTGATCATCGCGGCCCCGGTGCAGTTCCTCGCGTTCTGGGACCCGCAGCGGCCCTTCCTCGTCGCCGCCCCCGCGCTGCTGGAGGGGCTGGCCCTGGTCCTCGCGGCTGGCGCGGCCTGGGCCGTCGCTCACCGGCGCGACGTCCTCCCGTACCGGATCGGCATCATGCTCGGCGCGCTCATCGCCGCCGGCATCAACCTCTGGCACGGGGTCACCGACGAAGCGATCGGGCTCAACGCCGGTCTCATCGGCGCCATCGCCTCCCTCGGCGGGCCGATCGTCCTCATGACCTACGAGCACGGCATCGCCCAGCAGGCCGACGGCATTCCGTCCGCCCGCGAGCGCCGCGCCGCCAAGCGGGCCAAGAAGGAAGCCGACGATGCCCGCGAGAAGGCGCGCGCGGAGAAGAAGGCCGCCGAGGCGGCGGCGGCCGCCGAGAAGGCTGCCGCGGAGAAGCGCGCCCAGGAGGAGCAGTCTCGCCGCGACGCCGACCGCAAGCAGCACCACCCGGAGGTGTGGGACGTCGCCGACGCGATGCGATCCGCCCGCGGTTCCCAGTACGTCACCGAGCAGATCTGGGCCGATGCCTGGTACCGCGTCACCGGTTGCAAGACCGTCGGCATCACCCCCGAGATCGAGGCTCAGTCCCGGGTCGCGCAGGCCCGCATGACGACCGCCGCTGAGCTGCCGATAGTCGGCCCTCTGTCGCAGGTCACTTCCCAAATGGAATCCCGTCCGAAGAAGGCCCCGGGCGAGCCCGACGGACGTCGCAACAACGGCGGCACGCCGCCCCGCCGGCGCCCCGGTGACACCCAGCCGTACAGCCCCATCGCGAAGAAGCAGGCGTCCCTCGAGCAGGCCGCCGCCCGAGCCTCGAAGGAGGACCAGTGAGCATCGAGACCACGCCCAGCAGCGCGCCCGATCCCGAGTGGGAGAAGGTCGTCGGCAGCTACTTCTCCGCCCCGGCCGCCGAGCCGGCCATCCCCGCCCAGGCCGCCCCCGCGGTGGTCGCCGAGCCCGCGCCCGACCTCCTCGGCGACACCCCGCTCGTCCCCGCCTGGACCCGCACCCCGGACGGGTGGAAGAGCCGCGTCGCCGTCGGCCGCACCAACAGCGTCCGCTCCTTCCGCCGGTGGGTGCGGCGCCAGGCCAGCGAGCACGGTCACGTCGCCCAGACGTTCCGCGGGATCCGCCGCGTCGCGGTGTGGGTGCACGGCACCGAGGGCGCCGAGGTGGCCAAGGCCAAGCACGACGTCCGGCTCGCCCACCGCGACTACAAGAACGCCCAGCGGGCTCTGAACCGCAAGCTCGTCCCCGGCAAGGAGAAGGACAAGCTGCGGGCTGACCTCGGCAAGGCGAGCGCCACGTCCGAGGCCGCCATGGGCAAGCTCCGGGCCGCCCGCGGTCATGCCCGCACCCGGCGAGCCCTCCGCGCGGCCGCCGCCCTGGCACCGGTCGCCGGCGTCGAGGGCGCGGGCTTCTACCTGATCGGCGGTCCGGGCGGGCTGATCGCCACCGGCTCCGCGCTGCTGGCCTTCGCGCTCATCGGCCGCCGCACCGAAGCGGGCGAGGTCTACAGCGACCGCGAGGCGAAGATCGGTGACGGTGACCGCATGACGGACGAGATGGTCGACCGGGCGTTCCGCGACGCCGGCATCCTCCGCGCCGACCAGGCCGTCGTCTTCCGATCCCCGGTCATCCAGGACGGCAAGGCATGGCTCGTCCACGTCGAGGTCACCGGCGGCGTCACCGTCGAGGACGTGCGGAAGAAGTCGGGCCCGCTCGCCGCCGCGTTCGGCATCCCCCGGCACCAGATGGACATCCGGCACGAGGGGCGCGAGGACCAGTTCAGCCTGTGGGTCAGCATGTCCGACCCGTTCGGCAAGGCCATCGCCAACCCGCTTATCGGCACCGCCGACAAGGTCAACGCGTGGAAGGCGGGCCTGCCGCTCGGGTTCGACAAGCGGGGCTCGCTCATCCTCGCCACCATCAGCGACTACAGCCTTCTCGTGGCCGGCGCGACCCGGTCCGGCAAGGGCATGGCCATCGCCAACATCCTCGTCGGCGCGATGCTCGACCCGCGGATCCGCGTCCGGCTGTTCGACGGCAAGGGCACCGGCGAGTACGTCGGCATCGCCGAGTCGCTGGACACGTTCGTCCGCCGTAACCCGGAGCGGCTGCTGGCCTTCCTGCAGGTGCTCGCCGCCGAGCTGGAGCGGCGCACCGAGATCCTCGTCGACCTGGGCGTGTCCAAGGCGACCGAGGAACTGCTCGAGCAGCTCGGCGGCATCGAGCTGGTCATTGTCGACGAGCTCGCCACCTACACGGTGAAGGGCGGCCTGAACGGGCAGCACGCCGAGGAGATCGTGGAGCTGCTGGCGCAGATCGCCGCTGTCGGTGCCGCGGTCGGCATCGTCCTGGTGCTGGCCACCCAGTCCCCGAAGGTCGACGTCGTCCCGTCCCGGCTGCGCGGCAACTGCGCCGGCCGGTGGGCGATGCGCGTGGAGTCCGCGACCGCCTCCAACACGATCCTGGGAGACGGCGCGGCGGGCGACGGCTACGACTCCAGCAAGATCGAGAACGCGAAAAGCACCCGCGGCCGCGGCTGGCTCACTACCCCCGACACCGGCTTCATCGAGGCCCGCAGTCTGTTCGTGGATGTCGAGAACGGCGACCTCCGCAAGGCCGCCGCGATCGGCCTCGAACTGCGCCGCGCGGCAGGCACAGCACCGGGCCAGGGCCCCGACCCGATCGAGGACCAGCTGGAGGAGGAGACCGGTATCTCGATGAGCGCCGGTGGCCCCAGCGGCAAGGGCACCGCGGTGAAGGGCGGGCCGAAGCTGCCCACGGTGATCCGCCTAGCCCGCGCCGCGTTCGCCGCGGCCGGCGACCCGGAGCGGATGACCAGCGCCGAACTCCACAAGGCGGTGACGGCCCTCTCGGAGGAGTGGGAGCCGCGCGAGGAGGAGACCGGCGACCAGGCCAAGGACCGCTTCCTGAAGGACTTGCGGGAGGCCGCCGCCGCCGTCGCCCCGGATGTCGACATGAGGGTCAAGCAGTGGGGCGGAGGGCGCGGCTACTACCTCGCCACGATCCTCGAACTGACCGGCGAAACCGCCTGACCGGCGCGTGACGCCCACGTGATTGCCCAGGTCAGAGGGCGTGATGCCCCCGCGATCGGGGCGTGATGCAAGGCCCGAGCCCGTGATCCCGTCACGCGGCCGAGATCGCCCATCACGCCCCCATCACGCCCCCTGACCTGCGAGGACACCCGCCATCCCGCGCCCGTAACGCGCGGCAAACCACCCCATAACGCGAGAGGACCACCGCCATGGACGTCACCCCCAACCTGACCGGCATGACCGACGAGGAGGCCGCCGTCGAGGCGCGGCGCATCCTCGCCGACTTCGCCACCTCGTTCCGCGACGAGAGCCCCGTCCCCGCGATCGGCAACACCCCGCCCGTCGCCCAGCCCGGCCGGCCGCCGATGTCGCAGAAGGCGACCGACACCAGCACCGTCATCCTCGCCGTCGGGGCCGCGTCCGTCCCCGTCCTCGGCGGTACCGCGCTCGTCCTGCACGCCCTCGCCCAGGTCGACCCCGCCCAGCTCGCCATCGGAGCCACGGCGCCCGTCGCCCTGCTCATCGCCGTCGGCGCCACCCTGCGGAAGCTCGCCGGCGTGCGGACCACGCACCACCACCACTACGACGGGGCCACCGTCACCCAGGACCACCGCAGCACGAAGTCCACCACCGTGGGCATGGTCGCCCGCACCAACAACCGGCAGAAGTGACACGCCAGCACCAGCCATCTCTTGACATATCGGCCAGACCGAAGCGATCATCTGCTCAGATGGACGTTCGTCCGCCCTGAGGCCCGCCCCCACCGGCGGGCCTTCGCCGTTCCCGGGAGGTGAACATGCCTTCCGTCTACGTCACCGCCACCGACGCCGCCTACTACGCCGGCGTCCCCGTCGGCACCATCTGGCGCTGGGCCAGCGAAGGCCGCATCGGCAAGACCGGCAAGGGCAAGAGCGCCCGCTACAGCCTCTTCGACCTGCCGAAGGGGCGGCGCGACGAGATCACCCGCGAACTGCTGGAGCCCGGCCAGGCCCCGCCGCTGCCCGAAGGTGCGAAGGCGGCCTGACAGCAGGACCCGAACCTGTCACAGATCGACCGACCCCCTCCCGCCCCGGCCCTCCCGCTGGCAGCGTGATCCCTTCACGCACACCACTGGGGAGACCATGGGAATCGTCAACGACGTCAAGACGCAGGAGGCCGCCCGCTACGCCTACGAGGCGCTGCAGCGCGGGCAGTACGTCCTCGTCTACAAATTCATCGAGGCCCAGAAGAACTCGCTCGTCACCGGCCCGATGACCGGAGTCGGCGAGCAGATCCAGGCCATCGAAAGCCAGGGCTGGCAGCTGACCCACATGACCGCCGGCGAAGGCAAAGCGCTGAGCGGGGAGCGCATCGCCGTCGTCGCCATGTTCCGCAGGACGCGCTGACCGCAGCCCGCCCGACCGCCCCGCCGTTCGACGCCCCCAGCCCGGACGGCGGGGCTTGCCATGAGGAGGCCGCCATGCCCACCAGCATCGCCGAGGGCAAGGACTGGTCCCTCGAGCGCTTCAAGGCCGTCCAGCCTGACACCGTCGTCGACGTCGGCCCCGGCGAAGGCACCTACGCCAAGCTGTTCCGGCCCGAGCACAAGGGCATCTGGTGGACGGCGATCGAGGTGCACGCGCCCTACGTGAAGCGGTTCCGGCTGAAGTCCACGAAGACCCGGGCCATGTACGACGAGATCCACGTCGAGGACGCCCGCGAGGCCGCGGACCACCTCTTCCACCGGGACCTCGTCATCTTCGGCGACGTCCTGGAGCACATGCCGCGCGAGGACGCCGTCGCCCTGCTGCAGCGGGCCGAGGCGGCCGGCGCGTGGAACATCCTCGTGTCCCTGCCGATCGTCGAGGCGCCGCAGGGAGAGGTCGACGGTAACCCGCACGAGGAGCACGTCCACCACTGGGACGCCGACGACATGGACCAGGTGCTCGCCGGACTCGGCGGCCGCGTCGAGCGGTACCGCGGGGAGACGCTCGGCGTGTGGTGGTGGAGCCGGCGCGCATGAGCGGGGGCTGGCAGAGCTCGGACCGCAAGGCCAGGCTGCCGTCGAACTGGCAGCAGATCCGGGCCCGCGTCCTCGCCCGCGACCCGACCTGCAAGCTGTGCGGCGTGCGGCCGTCGACGCACTGCGACCACGTCGAGGCGAAGACCGACGACCACGCCGAAGACCGACTCCAAGGCGTGTGCGCCACCTGCCACGGACTGAAGTCGTCGCGCGAGGGCAACGAGGCCCAGCGCGCGAACCCACGCCCCGGCCGATGCCGCCCGCCCGAGCAGCATCCCGGACTGAGGTGAGACCGTGCCCCGCTACCTGATCGTGCACCCCCGCACTCAAAGCGGGGACGACCTCGTACTCGAAGACCCTGACCTCGCCCTCCGCTTCGAAGGCGGGTGGGCGGTCTTCACCGACGGCCAGGGAGTGTGCCTCGCCGTCCCGGCCGGGCAAGGAGCCACCATCCAGCGGGTAGACGAGCAGGAGTCCGCGCCGCAGAAGGAGTGATGCACTGTGGCCAGCAAGGGACGAGGCAGTCGCGGCAACGCGGCCACGCTGCGCAGGTACTGGAGCACCGGACCTGGCGCGGCCAAGATCCGATGGGGAACGCCTGGCGACTGGGGTCGCTGCACTCGGCAGCTCCACAAGTACATGGGAGCCAGGGCCAAGGGCTACTGCCAGCTCCTGCACATCCGCAGCACCGGAGTCGCGACCGGCTCCCGGCGAAACCCCGGCCGCCGCCAGCGATAGGCCGGCCTGCTCGGTGAGGGGAGGCGGGCATGGACGTCTCCCATGTGCGGCAGCGCGTGCAGGCCATAGCCGACGCAGCACCCGACTTCGAGGTGCAGCACAGTCGCGAGGATGATCTGTTCGCGGACGTGCTTGCGGCCATCGGGCGCACCTCGACCGACCCGCACGCCAGGGCTCTCGCCGGCGCCGCGCTGAAGGCGAGGGAGATCACCTTCGAGCGGGCCTGTGCATGATCACCCTGGGGGGTAGGACCCCCTCCCCGTGATCATCTGGATCGGGGCCGTATAGCACCTGACTTCCCGCCCGGGTTTCCAAGGGCGGCCGGCCGCCCTGGAGGCGCGCCATTTCTTGATCATGGTCCCGCCCTGGAGGCGGGATTGTCCGCACCGAGACCCTGGAGGTCGCCATGGGTGCACGTGGACCTATCGCCAAGCGCTCCGAGGAGCGCATGGGGCACCGCTCCAAGGACGAGAAGGACGCGATCACCAAGGCCCCGTCGGGCCCGCCGACGGACCTGCCGGACCTGCCGGACCCGGATCCGCTGTGGCACCCGATCGCCACCGACTGGTATCTGTCCCTGCAGGAGTCGGGGCAGGCCGTCTTCTACCAGCCGTCGGACTGGGCGATGGCCCGGTACGCGGCTGAGCTGATGTCCCGGGGTCTGTCGTCGGACCGGCCGCCGAACGGGCAGTACGTCAGCGCGCTGGACAGCGTGATGGCGCGGCTTCTGACGACGGAGGGGGACCGGCGTCGGGCGCGGATCGAGCTGGAGCGGAAGCCGGCCGGTCCGCAGCTGGCAGCGGTGAAGCCGTTGGACGCCTACCGTGACCTCGCGGGTGGCTGACGGGGAAGTCCCGGACGTCGTCGAGCCGTTCACGCTCGGGCCGACGTGGAAGCGCGGCTCGGACGGCCGGTTCCTTCTGCCGGAGTGCACGCTGGGCTGGCACTGCCTGGCGTGGACGGCAACCTACCTTCAGCACTACGTCGGGAAGCCCTGGCAGTACACCCCGGAGCAGGCCCGCCTGACCTTGTGGTGGTACGCGATCGACCCGGCGACGGGCCGGTTCGTGTGGCGCGACGGTGTGATCCAGCGGCTGAAGGGGTGGGGCAAAGACCCGGTCGTCGGGACGTGGGCAGCCTTCGAGTTCGTCGGCCCGTGCCGCCCGTCGGGACAGGTGGCAGATGAGGGCAACGAGTGGGGCATTCCGCCTGGCCAGCCGCTGGGCATGCAGCATCCGGCGGCGTGGGTGCAGATCGCGGCGGTGTCGCAGGATCAGACCCGCAACACGATGACCCTCTTCCCGTCCCTCTTCTCGAAGCGGGCGCTGGAGGAGTACCGGATCGATCTCGGCAAGGAGATCATCTACGCGGACCGCGGGCGGGCCCGGATCGAGGCGGTCACCTCGTCGCCGCGCGCCCTGGAGGGCGGCAGGCCGACGGCCTCGTACCTCAACGAGACGCACCACTGGGTGGAGGGCAACCAGGGCCACGAGATGGCCGCGGTGATCGAGCGGAACGCGACCAAGTCGGCGGACGGCCAGTCGCGGACGATGGCGATCACCAACGCCTACGAGCCCGGCGAGGACTCGGTGGCGGAGCGAACCCGGGAAGCCTTCGAGTCGGCAGAGGCCGGCCGGGTGGTCGACACGGGGCTGTTCTACGACTCGCTGGAGGCTCCGGCAGAGGCGAAGCTCACCGAGGAGTGGATCGTCCCGACCCTCAAGGCGGTCCGCGGGGACTCGACGTGGCTGGACGTGGAGCGGCTGAAGGCGTCGATCCTCGACGTCCGGAACCCGCCGTCCCGCTCGCGCCGGTTCTGGTTCAACCAGATCGTCGCAGCGGAGGACGCCTACCTGGCGCGCTACGAGTGGGACGCCTGCCAGGCCGAGGGCGTCGACCTGGAGCAGGGAGACGAGGTCGTCCTGTTCTTCGACGGCTCCAAGAGCGACGACGCGACGGGCCTGGTCGCCTGCCGCATGTCGGACGGCTTCGTGAAGGCGCTCGGGGTGTGGCAGCGGCCGGCGAACTGGCCGGATGGCCGGCCGTGGCGGGTGCCGCGCGAGGAGGTCGACGGCGTGGTGGACAACGCGTTCGCCACGTGGCGGCCGCTCGCGTTCTTCGCCGACCCGGGTTCGGGGTTCGACGAGTCGGACGGCGAGCGGTACTGGGACGGCTTCATCGACTCGTGGGCCCAGCGGTACGGGAAGCGGCTGAAGCTGAAGGCGGTGCCGGGCGGCGTGAGCCGGCACGCGGTGATGTGGGACATGCGTGACCCGCGGCGCCAGCAGGTCTTCACGGAGGCGGTGGACCGCATGTACCGGGACGTCCTGGAGCGGCAGCTGGTGCACGACGGCCACAAGGCGCTGCGGCAGCACGTGGCGAACGCTCGCCGGCGGACTAACCGGTGGGGCTACACGATCGGCAAGGAGCATCGGGAGTCGGCCCGGAAGGTCGACTTGGCAGTGTGTGCGGTCGGCGCGCGGATGCTGCGGCGGATGGTCCTCAATTCGACGGTGTGGGCGAAGCGCACTAGTGCGCGCGGCAAGGGGAGGGTGGTGGTCCTGCGATGACTGCGACGATCCCTGAGCTGCCGCTGCTGTCTCTGTCGGACGACGAGAGCCAGCTGCTGACGGCCCTGAAGTCGGATCTGGTGAGCCAGCGGTTCAAGCTGGAGTTGCTGAACGCCTACTTCAACGGCGAGCAGGTGATTCGGGATCTCGGGATCTCCATCCCGCCGCAGCTGAAGATGCTGCACACGGTCATCGGTTGGCCGCGGACGGGTGTCGAGTCGTTGGAGGAGCGCCTGGACTTGGAGGCGTTCCGCTGGGCGGACGGCTCGGACGCTTCCGACCTGGAGGAGATCGCAGAGTCGAACGATCTGTACGACGAGGCGAGCCTCGCGCACCTGGACGCGCTGACCTACGGCCGGGAGTACGTGGCCGTCGGCTCGGGCGAGGGCGGCGATCCGCCGCTCATCACCTACGAGTCGCCTCTGGACATGACGATGTTCTGGGACGCACGGCTGCGGATCGCGACTGCGGCTCTGCGCACGTCCGTCGAGGACGGCGTGGACGTCGTGACGCTGTACCTGCCGGATCAGACGGTGTATGCGGCGCAGGTGGACGGCGGCTGGGAGGTCTACGACCGCGACATCCACAACCTGGGCATGGTCCCGGTACTGCGGATGGCGAACCGGCAGCGCACTGCGGACCGCATCGGCAGGAGTGAGATCACGCCGGAGGTCATGTCCATCACGGACGCGGCCTGCCGCCGGCTGATGGGCATCGAGGTGGCGGCGGAGTTCTTCGGCGCCCCGCAGCGCTACATCCTCGGAGCGTCGGAGTCGGCGTTCCAGGACGCGGAGGGCAACGCCAAGAGCGCCTGGGAGACGTACATCGGGCGTGTGCTGGCGCTGGAGCGGGACGAGGACGGCAACGTGCCGCAGGTGGGCGCGTTCACCGCGCACGACCCGTCCGGCCAGACGAAAATCATCGACCTGTACGCCCGGATCATGGCCTCGCAGCTGTCGGTGGCCCCGCACGTCCTGGGCTACAGCAGCGACAACCCGGCGTCGGCGGACGCGATCCGCTTTGCGGACAACCGGCAGGTGAAGAAGGCGGAGCGTCGGATCCGCCGCTTCTCGGCGACGCACCGGGACGCGATGCGGCTCGCGCTGTGGTTCCGGAACGGGGAGCCGCCGCCGAAGGAGCGCCGCATCGAGTGCGTGTGGCGGAATCCGGCGACACCGACGCTGGCCGCACAGACGGACGCCACGGTCAAGCTGGTCCAGCAGGGCATCATCCCCGCGGACTCCGACGTGGCGCTGGAGATGGCCGGCCTGACGGAGGACCAGCGGCGCCGGGTGCACGCCGACCGGCGTCGGGCTGCTGCTGCTGCGGCGAGTAGTCAGCTCATGGATCGGCTTGCCCTGCTGGGTGAGGGCGGTGCCGAGCTTCCGCCGGCTGCGGAGGTGGCCGGTGGCGACGACGGTCTCTGATGGCGGCGAGGGCGCGGCCCGGTATCGGTCGGCGCAAGTCGGTCTGACTCGGCTGCTGGTGCGGGACGTGCGCGGCTTGCGCCGGTTGATCCTGCCGCAGCGGCTGCGGGAGTCGGTGCCGGACTGGCTCTCGACGATGCAGGCCGTGGTGGACCAGTACGCGCGCGCGTCGGCCGGTCTGGCTGCCGAGTTCTACGACGCCCAGCGGGACGCGGCCGGTGTGGGCGGTCCGCCGTTCACCGTGCCGGTCGCGGACCCGCCACCGCCCGAGCAGACGGAGGCGTCGCTGCGCTGGGCGGTGAATGGACCTCTGGGAGCGGGACCCGGACGATCCGGCGACGACGGACGCGCAGCTGCGGCCGATGGACGTCCGCCTGGACGCAGCCGAGGTGAGAGCCGAGCAGGTTGCTCAGAAGCTCGTCGCTGACACGGGCCGCGGCACCGTCCGGGAGGCGGTACGGCAAGACCGGCAGGCGGTCGCTTGGGCGCGGTCGGCGGCCCGGGGCGCTTGCAGCTTCTGCAAGATGCTTGCGATCCGCGGCGCGGTCTACGAGCAGGACACAGCAGGTTTCCGGGCGCACGACGGCTGTCACTGCGGCGTGCTCCCGGTGTTCCGAGGGCAGCGCTTCGAACTGTCCGACCATGCCCGCGAGTGGGAGCGCATCTACCGCGAGTACGCGGAGGGCCACTCGGGGGACCAGCTCAGGCGGTTCCGCCTGGCGCTCGCCGAGCACGACAGCAACCCGCTGCCGGCCGCTCACTGACCAACCCCTACGGCCGCCCTGGAGGCGGCCTTTCTCAGCCCCTGGAGGGCCACTTCACCATGCCCGAGAACGAGGAGACGACCGCGCAGGTCGAGACGGAACCGCAGGAGCCCGAGTCCGCCCCGGAGGCGGAAGGCTCCGAGGAGGAGCCGTTCGACCGCGCGCGAGCCGAAGCGAAGATCCGCAAGGCCAACTCGGAGGCCAAGGCTCTCCGCGAACGCCTGAAGGCGCTCGAGCCTCTCGCCCAGAAGGCGAAGGAGCTCGAGGACGCGCAGAAGACGGAGCAGGAGCGGCTCACCGAGCAGCTCACGCAGGCCCAGGAGCGCATCCGGACCGTACAGCAGCGCGCTGTGCGCTCGGAAGTGCGGGCCTTGGCGGCGGCCGAGTTCGCCGACCCGGACGACGCGCACGCCTTCCTCTCCCTCGACTCCTACGTCGACGACGACGGGGAGATCGATGCGGCGGCGATCCAGCAGGACCTGGCGGACCTGTTGAAGCGCAAGCCGCACCTCGCGAAGTCGAGCGGCGACGTCTCGCCGCGTCCACCGCGGCCGGACCGCTCGCAGGGTTCCTCGGGCAACGGCAGCCGTACCCCCATGAAGCCCGAGGACGAGTTCGCCGGCTGGCTCGGCAACGTCCTCGGTCAGACACGCTGAGAGAGGTAGCCCTCGATGGCCATCACCCTGTCGGACGTCAATCCGACTTTCCTCCCCAAGACGATCATCGGTCCGATCTTCGAGCAGTCGGTCGAGCAGTCCGCCGTCATGAGCCTGTCGCGGCGCGTGCCGCTGGCGATGACGGCGAACACCGCGGTTCCGGTGCCGCTGGACGTGCCGACCGCGGACTGGGTGTCCGAGGGCGGCCGGAAGCCGGTCTCCTCGGGCGGCGTCGGCATCAAGGAGATGTCCGGCAAGAAGATCGCCGTGCTGATCCCGGTGTCCATGGAGGTCGCGAACTCCAACGCGGCCGGCCTGTGGACGCAGCTGCAGTCGGACCTGCCGACCGCATTCGCCCGCGCCTTCGACATGGCGGCGATCCACGGCAAGACCATGTCCGGCGCCAACGGGCCGTTCGGCGACTTCCTCGCTTCCACCTCCAAGTCGGTCAGCCTGGGAACGACGGCGCAGAACCAGGGCGGCATCTGGGGTGACTTCGTCGCCGGCATGGGCCAGGTCGTCGACGACGACTGGGACTACACCGGCACGGTCGCCGACCACCGCCTGAAGACCCGTCTGCTCGGCTCCACGGACACCACCGGCCGGCCGATCCTCATCGACACCACCCAGCCGGGTACGGGCGCCGCGCTGGCGGGCACCCTGATCGGCGAGCCGATCGCGTACTCGCGTAGCGTGTCGGGCAAGCTGCGCCGCCAGTCCACCTCGGTCGACTCCGGCCTGCGGGCGATCGGCGGCGAATGGTCGCAGACGGCCTACGGCGTCGGCATGGACATCACCGTGCGGGTGTCCCGTGAGGCGACGTACATCGACGAGAACGGCGACCCGGTGTCGGCGTTCCAGAACAACCTCGTGCTGCTGCTGGCGGAGGCGTACTACGGCTTCGTCGTCGGCGACACGGAGGCGTTCGTGAAGTTCACCGGCACCCCGAGCGGGTCCTAGTGGCCAGGGCTGTCCCGGCTTCCGCGCCGGGCGGGGCAGCCAGGCCGCTGTCCATCGTGGCCCGGGTCCACCTGATGCCGCCGGAGCACAATGCTGGCGCCGAGCACATGCTCGTGTCGATGCTGCGGCCGCTGGTGGAACGTGGGCACGACGTGCAGGTGTGGCTGTCCCGGTACGGGAAGGCTTCCGAGCCCTACGAGTACCGGGGCATCAAGGTGGTGCCGCTGCAGGCGCGGCTGGACTTCGCGTCGGCCGCGCGCCGGGCGGACGTCCTGCTGTCGCACCTGGAGTGTGTGCCGTCGACGGCTTCGCTGGCCCGCGGGTACGGCAAGCCGCTGGTGGTCGTCTGCCACAACACGCACCGGCCGTCCTTCCGGGACATGGCGTCGGGCGGGACCGCGCTGGCGGTCTACAACTCCGAATGGATGCGGCGCGAGGCGGAGCTCTTCTTCGCCGAGTACCCGCGCTCGGTCCGTCCGGAGGCGGAGCTGGTGGTGCGGCCCCCGGTCGTCGCCGCGGACTACGCGACGAAGCCGGGCAAGGCGATCACGCTGATCAACTGCAACGAGGCCAAGGGCGGCAAGGTGCTCGTCGCGTTGGCCCGCCGGATGCCGGACCAGCAGTTCCTCGCGGTGCGGGGCGCCTACGGCGAGCAGATCCTCCCGGACCTGCCGAACGTGGAGGTCGTCGAGCATGTGGACGGCCTGGACATGCGGGAGCGGGTCTACGCCCGTACTCGGGTGCTGCTGATGCCGTCGTCCTACGAGTCGTGGGGCCGGGCCGGCGTCGAGGCGCTCGCCTCCGGCATCCCAGTGGTCGCGCACCCCACTCCGGGGCTGTGCGAGTCGCTGGGCGAGGCCGGGGTCTTCGTGGACCGGTCCGACGTCGACGGCTACGAGGCGGTCCTGCGGCGCCTGCTGCAGCCTGCCGAGTACCGGCTGGCGGCGAAGCGGGCCAAGGCACGGTCCGCCGAGCTCGATCCGACTGCCGACCTGGCCGCGTGGTGTGCGGTGGTGGAGGCCCTGGCGTAGGAGGCCCTGATGGCGTTCGAGACTCCGACGGCCGAGCAGCTCGGCATGTACCTGGGCCTGCCGGAGATCGACGGGGGCCGGGCGGACCTGCTGATCCAGCAGGCTGTCGCGCTGGCCGAGTCGGTGGTGCGTCCGCTGCCGGACCAGGCGACGGCGGTGGTCCTCTCGGTCGCCGGCCGGGCCTACGTCAACCCGCAGCAGGTCTCCTACGAGACCATCGGTCCGATGTCGGTGCAGCGGCCGCAGGGCTCGGGCGGGCTGTATCTGAGCAAGTCCGACAAGGCGGCGCTGAAGTCGCTGGCGGGCCGCGGCGGCGCGTTCACCGTGGACCCGACGCCGACGGACGCCGACCCGTCGCCGACCTACCCGGTCGATGACGGATACGGTGCTCCGCTGGACTACGAGCCGGGCTGGGGGTGGGTGTAGTGCCTGCCCCGGCGCCGTACCCCTTCGGGGAGACGGTGGTCCGGATCCGGCGCGGCCCGTCTCCGGGTCGGGATCCGCGCGGTCAGCCGCTTCCCGGCCCGCTGCTGGAGACCGCGGTCGAGGGTGTGACGGTGACACCACGGGAGTCGTCGCCGACGGTGGGCGGCTCCGAGCAGCAGTCCCGGGACACGGTCATCGTCGGCTGGACGGTGTACGACCCGACGGGCACGGACTGGCTGACGACGGACCAGGTCCGTATCCGCGGCGTGGTGTGTGACATCACCGGCGAGCCCGGTGACTGGGGCCGCTCGCCCTTCACAGGCGCGCGGGGGCCGGTCCAGTTCGCTGCCGACCGAGTCACTGGCTGAGGAGGCCGCATGGCTGCTACTGGGGGCGCTCGCATCAAGGTCAAGTCGCGTGGGGTCGGCCAGCTTCTGCGTTCGGAGATGGTCCGGGCGGAGATGGTCCGCCGGGCGGAGGTCATCCGCTCGACCGCGGTGGCGATCTCACCGGTCGGCGGTACGGGGGATCCGCACCCGGGCCGGTACAAGGGTTCGTGGGAGGTGACGTCCACCCGCCGTGGTGGCCGGCGCCGGGACCGCGCGGTCGCCTACGTCCGCAACACCGCTTACTACGCCCGCTGGGTGGAGTACGGCACGGAGCGGGTGCCCGCCCACCACGTGCTGCTGCGGGCCGCGCAGATCGGGGGCCGGTGATGGCCGACGTCGGATCGGTCGACGTCGAGCTGGAGCTCATCCAGCGTGGCCAGGCTCGCTTCCCGCAGGCGGTGGTGCGCGATGAGCTCGACAACCGGCTCCTCGAGGAGCTGCCGACGATTCAGGTCCAAGTGGTTGGCGGCACCGATGACGGCATCCGCCTGGACCGGGCGCTCGTCGACATCGACGTCTACCACCGCACCCGCGGTGAGGCCGTCGCTCTGGCGGCCGAGGTCCGCGGCTGGGTGCTTCGGGAGCTTCGCGGCTCATCGACCGCCACGGCGGTGATCGGCCGGACCGGCACGGTGTCCGCGCCCGCGATCCGCCCCTACGAGAACACCGCCCTGAGACGCGTCGGGGCGACCTACGAGATCTACGTTCACCCGGCCTGACCGGGAGGGCCCGCGCCGGACCCTGTATCCCTGACCCCGCCGCGCTGCGGGGTCTTCGCATGTCTGGAGACCCTCACCATGGTTCAGATCACTCGCGCGGCGGACTTGCTGGCTGTCGGAGCGAACGGCGGCGGCTGGACGGCCCCGGTGGGCACCGCGTCCCCGGCGGACCCGGCAATCCAGCCGGCCGCCCCGTGGCTGCCGCTCGGCGCCATCAGCGACTCGGGCTTGGTCCAGGGCTTCGAGGAGGACAGCGAGTCCTTCACGCCCTGGGGCATGGTCTCCCCGATCCGCACCACGATCACGTCGTCCCTGCGGACCTTCTCGCTGACTGCGTGGGAGACGGGCCGCACGACGGTGCAGTCGCTGCAGTACCGCATCCCGGTCGCCGACCTCGCCCCGGCCGACGGCCTCACCACGTTCGCCGAGACGGCGAGCCCGACTCCGGACCGGCGCGCGTGGTGGTTCATCGTCCTCGACGGCGACAACTTCCAGCGGGGCTTCTACGTGCCGCAGGGCGAGATCACCGAGCGCTCGGACGTGACCCACACGCAGAACGAGGTCGCGGGCTACGAGTGGACGATCACCGCCTACCCGGACCTCGAGGGAAACACGGTCTACCACTTCGACCGCGTTCCGGACACCGACGCCTACACCGGGTCCTGAGCTGGTGGGCGGGCCGACACCTGTCGGCGCGGGCCCGGCCCGCCCACCTCTGATCCCCGAGCCCGCGCCCAGCACAGAAGGAGGCCCGCGCCATGCCCGCCACCAAGGCCCAGATCGAAGCCGCGACCGCCCAGGAGACCGAGGCGGACGACGCGCAGTACGTCACCGCCCCCCTCGCCGGGTTCGACGGCGTCACCAAGGACGTCCGCTGCACCCCGACCGGGCGGTGGCGTGCATCCATGTTCCGCGCGCTGAACAGCGGGGACATCGACACCTTCATGCAGGCCGCCCTGCACCCGGACGACGTCGAGGTCTACGAGGACCTCGACCCCACCATGGACGGATTCGGCGCCTTCGTCGAAGCGGTCGGCCGGGCCTCCGGGGAAGCCCTGGGAAAGTCGCGTGGACGTTCGGCGTCTGGGAACGGCACGCGGAGGCGATAGAAGCCGACCTCCTCGAGCGGGGCATCGACGTGCTGGACCTGCACCGCGGGCGCCTGTCGTGGCGGCGCCTGCGCGTGCTGATCCAGCACCTGCCCCCGGAGTCCGCGACGATGACGGCGCTCCGCAACGAACTGAGCGACGAAGAGCTCGCGGCCCAGGCCGCAGAGGGCGAGCCGGAGCGGGCCCGCTGGTCGCAGCAGGAGCAACTGCTGGCGACTGTGGCGGACGCGGTCCGCCACCTGGAGTACGCGCTCATCTGCGTCAACGCCAACAAGGGAGCCAAGCGGCCGGACCCTCCGGAGCCGATCCGCCGGCCGGGCGCGAAGCCCCGCAAGAAGACGGCGAAGCTCACCGAGGGCAGCGCCAACCGTCTGTTCGATCTGATCCAGGGCGGCGCCGCGTAGCGCCACGGAGGAGGTGTCCGTGGCTGCGATCAGCGTGGGGTCGGTCGAGGTCGACGTCGTCCCGAACACCCGGGGCATCCGGGCGCGACTGCAGAGCTCGCTCATGGGCCCGGCCAACTCGGTCGGGGAGGAGATGGGTCGGGTCATCGGCCGGCACATCTCGACCCAGGTCGCTCAGGCTGTCCGGGATGGCGTCACGGCGGGCGGCCGGACCGCGCAGGCCCCGGCCGCCCGGCAGGGCCAGTCCACCGGCAGCACCTTCGCCCGCTCGCTGCGGACGGCGATGGAGACGGCGCTCCGCAACCTCCCGGAGATCCGCCTCCACGCCAACAGCAGCGACGCCCAGCGGGAGATCTATCAGGTCCGCGCGCAGCTGCAGGCCCTGCAGTCCGCGCGGATCGGCATCGACATCAGCTCGGCCGACGCGGTCGCGGCCATCGAGCGGATCCAGGCCCAGCTGCAGCGTCTGTCCGCGTCCGACGCGGATGTCGACGTCCGGGTGGACGCGGCGAGCGCTGCGTCGGCGCTGGCCGCGGTGCAGGCGCAGGTGTCGGCGCTGGACGGGCAGACGGCCCGGGTGGACGTGGACGCCAGTACGGCGACCGCGAACATGCGGTTGCTGGTCACCGCTGGCCTGGCTCTCGGCCCCGCCCTCCTTCCGACTCTCCCGGTCATCGCTGCGGGGTTGGGCGCGGTCGCGGCGGCGGCCACGGCCGCGGGCGCGGGCATCGGCGCGATCGCCTTGGTGGCGGCTCCTGCCATCATGGGCATCACCAAGACGCTGCAGGCGCAGAAGGCCGCCCAGGACGCCGCCACGACGGCCGCCCTGAAGGGCGGGCAGGCTGCCTCTCAGGCTGCTTCCCGGGCGCTTCAGATGGCCTCGGCGCAGCAGGCTCTCGTGCAGGCCGAGCGGAACGGCGCCCGGCAGATCGCGCAGGCGCAGGGGCAGCTGCGGCAGGCCCGTCAGGCTGCGGCCGACGCGGTCGCCCAGGCCGCACGACGGGTGCAGGACGCTGAGCGGTCCCTCGCGGACGCTCAGCGTGATGCTCGGCGTGCCCAGGACGACCTGACGCAGGCCCGCCGGGACGCTCGGCAGGAACTGGAGGACCTGACCTCCCGTCTCGCGAACGCCAGGCTGTCCGAGCGGGACGCTGTCCTGGCCGTACAGGACGCCCAGGACCAGCTGCGCGCGGTGCAGGAGGCGGGGGCGGCCGTCTCTCTGCGGGAGCAGGAGCGGGCTCAGCTGGCCTACGACCAGGCGGTGCAGCGCCTCGCGGACCAGCGCGCGGAGACGCAGCGGCTGGCTACCGAGAAGAAGGGCGCGGACAAGGCCGGCGTCGAGGGGTCGGAGACGGTCCGGAACGCGCAGCAGCGGCTGGAGGACGCTCAGCGCCGGGTCGCGGATCAGACGCGTGCGGTGCAGGATGCGCAGCGGGAAGGGGCGCGGCAGATCGCGGCCGCGCAGGAGCGGGTCGCCGAGGCGACGGCGAACGTCGCTCACGCCCAGCAGGCCGCTGCGGACGCGGTGGCCTCCGCTCAGCGGCAGATCGAGTCGGCTGCCCTGTCTGCGGCCGGCGGCGTGGACCAGGCGGCTATCGCGCAGGCCAAGTACCAGCAGGAGCTGGCGAAGCTCACGCCTGCGGCCCGCCAGACCCTGCGCGCCTTCGAAGGACTGAAGGACGCCTTCGGCGAGTGGTCGCGGTCGCTGCAGCCTGACGTGATGCCCATCTTCACCCGGGCGCTCAACGGCATGAAGAACTCGCTTCCGGGCCTGACGCCTCTCGTCCGTGAGGCCGCGGCCGGCATCAGTGAGCTGCAGGATCGGGCCTCAGCGGGCTTCAAGTCGCCGTGGTGGAAGTCGTTCAAGAAGGACTTGGAGGGATCGGTCCGGCCGGCCATAGTCGGCCTGGGCGTCAGCTTCGGGAACATCTTCAAGGGCATGGTCGGCGTCGTCGACGCTTTCCTCCCGCACATGGACTCCATCTCGGAGCGGATGCAGCGGGCGACTAAGCGGTTCGCCGACTGGGGCAGCAGCTTGAAGGGGAACCCGGAGTTCGAGGAGTTCCTGGCCTACGCCGCCGACACGGGCCCGCAGGTCGCCGAGACCTTCCGCAGCATCATGCGGGCGGGACTGAAGCTCGGACAGGCGCTCGCGCCGGTCGGCGAGGTCATGCTGGTGGCGCTCCAGGCGGTCGCCGACGCGGTCAGCTGGCTCGCCGACAACTGCCCCGGCCTGATCATCACCATCTACGCGCTGATCCTCGCCTCCCGTCTGTGGAGCGTCGGTATCCTCGCGGTCGCTGCGGCACAGCGCATCTGGAACGGCGCCCTGATCGCCTTCAATTTGATCTCGAAGGCGGGTCCGTGGGGCTGGATCATCATGATCCTCGGCCTCGTGGTGGCCGCCGTGATCTGGGCCTACAACGAGTTCGAGTGGTTCCGGCGCATCGTCGACCGCGCCTGGCGCGCGATCGGTGCGGTCATCGACTGGGTCTGGGTCAACGTGATCAAGCCGGTCTGGGACGCGATGCAGCCCGCCCTCGAGGAGCTGGGCCGGATCTGCCGGTGGCTCTGGGAGAACACGATCCGGCCCGTCTGGCAGGCGATGGGCCGGGTCATCAGCTGGGTCTGGCACAACCTGATCAAGCCCGCCTGGAAGGCCATGGGCGAGGCGGCCGTGCGGCTCTGGCACGAGTACGTCCGGCCGGCGTTCCAGCGGATGCGGCCGGTCTTCATAGCGGTGGGGCAGGCTGTCAGCTGGCTGTGGCTCAACCTGATCAAGCCCTACTGGAAGGGCATCGGCCAGCTCGCGATGTGGCTGTGGCGGGAGGCGATCAAGCCCGCCTTCGACCGGATCTCCGCTGTGCTCAAGGCTGCGGGTGCGGGATTCCGGTGGCTGTGGCACAACGCCGTGAAGCCGTCCTGGACGGCTCTGTACAACGGCATCTGGACGAGCTGGCGCAAGTACCTGAAGCCGACGTTCGACGCGCTGCAGCGTGTGGTGGACCGGATCGGCGGCACCTTCTCGGCGGCGGCGTCGGCCGCGAAGCGGGGCTGGGACCGGCTGAAGGCGATCGCCCGGACACCTGTGCAGTACGTCGTGGACGTCGTCTACAACCACGGTCTGCGCGGCGCGTGGAACGTGATCGCCAGCGCGTTCGGCGCGAAGAAGCTGCCGGCATTCAAGTTCGCCTCCGGCGGCGTCATGCCCGGCTACACCCCAGGCAGGGACGTGCACAAGTTCGTCTCCCCCACGGGCGGCGCCCTCGAGCTGTCCGGCGGCGAAGCCATCATGCGGCCTGAGTTCACGCGGGCGGTGGGCTCCGGCTTCGTGCACTCCCTCAACGCGGTCGCGCGGTCGCGCGGTGCCGAAGGCGTCAAGGCGGCCCTCGCCCCCGCACTGGCGGGCAACCCGCCGACGCCCACCGACCGCTCACTCCGCTACTCCAGCGGCGGCACCGTGCAGCGGTTCGCGGACGGCGGGATCTTCGACTGGATCAAGTCGACGGCCGCGTCCACCCTCGGGGCGGGGACCGAGGTGTGGAACCGGCTCAAGGAGAGGTCCTCCTGGCTGGGCGACACGCTGAAGGGTTCGACGCGGGCCGGTATCGACCGCCTGGTCAAGCCGCTACTCGCAGCATTCCCGGGCGGCAGCTCGACCGCCTTCGGCGCGATGATCCGCCGCGTTCCTCTGCGGATGGTCGATACCCTCCTCGACTACGCGGGGGAGGCCGACAAGCGGGGGGCCGGCGGTATCGGCGGCCCGAAGGTCCAAGCCGCCCTGCGGTGGGCGAGGGCTCAGGCCGGTAAGCCGTACATCTGGGGAGGAGTCGGCCCTAGGGGCTTCGACTGTTCCGGATTCATGGGCGCCATTGAGAACGTCCTCCGTGGGCTCAAGCCGAACAGCCGGCGCTGGGCGACGATGGCCTTCTCCGGCCGCACCGCACCTCCTGGGTGGGTGAAGAACGGCAACTCGCCGTTCCGCGTCGGCATCACCAACGCGGGCGTCGGGCACACGGCGGGCACCCTCGGCAAGGTCAACGTCGAGAGCCGCGGTGGTGACGGTGTGGTCGTAGGCTCCCGGGCCCGCGGTTACAGGGACCGGCTGTTCACGGACTGGTACGGCTTCATGCCCGGCAAGTTCGACAACGGCGGGATGCTCCAGCCCGGCTTCAACCTCGCCTACAACGGAACTGGGAAGCCCGAGCCGGTGCTGACGGGGGCCCAGTTCAACGCGCTCGCGCGAGGCCGCCAGGAGATCGGCGACCTGCACGTGTCCGTGTTCGTCGGCGATCGGGAGATCACGGACATCGCGCGCGCAGAGGTGCGCACCGCGCAGGGCGAGCTCATCCAGGTGCTGACCGCAAGCTGAGGAGGCAGGCATGGCGATCCCAGGGAATCTCCTCAGCCCGACGACCGAGACCATCGACCCGAACACCTCGGGCTGGATGGCCGCCCTGAACGCCAAGATCGGCAAGGGGACGGGAGGACGGACCGGCGGCGACGGCTGCCTCGGCGTCACCAGCATCGCCGCCGGGGAGATGCAGGCCCGGACGGTGGCCTCGTACCCGGTCACCCCGGGGACGCTGTACCAGGCGTTCGCCGACACGTCCGGCGTGGTCCCGGAGCGCATCGGGATCCGCTGGCTGTCCGCCACCGGCGCCGAGGTCAGTGTCACCTGGTCGCTGACCACGACGACGGCGACCAGCTCGTGGCATCGCGTCGGTGTCGCCGGGTACGCGCCGGCCACGGCCGACCGCGCGCAGGTGCTGCTGTCGAGCACCGAGACCGCGGCGAACGCCGTCCACTACTGGGAGAACGTCTTCTTCGGGCTGCCGATCCGCACCCAGGGCAACCTCCTGCCGTGGACGACGGAGTCCGCCGAGGTCGACACGGCAGGGTGGACTGCGGTCGCCAACGCGACCGTCTCGCGGCAGACGCCGATCTCCACGTGGGCCGTCACCAACTGGGTCGCGGGCGGGCACATGCTGGCGATGACCGCGGTCGCTGCAGGTAACGCCTCGGTGGCGACGGTGGACCGCCCTCCGGTCACCCCGGGGGTCGAGTATCTGGCCTACGCGTACCTGCAGCCGCCGACGAGCGCCTCGACCGCGTGGATCGAGCTTCGCTTCTACGACGGGGCGGGCGCCCAGATCGCGGCACAGCGCAGCACTCTGGCCGCGCCGGCGACGGGCTTCTACCGGCAGCGGGTGTCTGCGGTGGCGCCGGCCGGGGCGGCGACCTGCGCGCTGGCCGCAGGCCTCGACGGGGCGACGGCCGGGCAGGTGCTGCGGCTGGACAACGTGGTGATCGCGGTCTGCCCTCCGGTGGTGGCGGGCACCCTCCTCGACTACGCGAGCAGCTCCTTCGAGCAGGGCACGGGCGGGTGGACCGTCGCCTCCGGCCCCGGCACCATCGCCCGCAGCTCGCCCTGGGGTGCCGGCCTGGAGGGCAGTTACGCTCTCACGCTCACCGCGGCCACAGCGTCCACCACCACGATCCGCTCCCCGCACTTTCCGGGCGTGACGCCGGGGAAGAACTTCCGCGCGCAGCTCAACTTGCAGGTGGTCAGCGGAACGTGGTCCACCATGGCGATCGCGGTCCACTGGTACGACGCGGCCGGCGTCTCGCTGGGCGCGAGCGTCTCCACGACCTTCCCGGTGCCGACGGGCGGCTGGTACTACCTGCGGGTGGACTCGGTGGCCCCGGCCGGTGCGGCCCGGGCGGCGGTGGAGGTGTCACCCACGTCCTCGGCGGCCTCCAGCACGCTCCGTCTGGACGGTGTGGCGCTGTGGGAGGCGCTGCCGCTGACCCTGGCGGAGGCCGTGGACGACCGCGGGTACGTCAAGCTGACCCTCCGGGAGCTGACGCTCGGGGAGTCCCTCACGATCTACCGGGTCACCGAGGACGGGTCCCGCACGCTGGTGCGCGGACCGGCAGGGCTGATCGAGCGTGTGCCCGTCACCTCCGACCTGATGATCACCGAGGACCATGAGGCGCCGTTCGGCGTGCCGGTGATGTACCGCATCGAGCGGTACTCGAGCAGCGGGACACTGGTGGCGACGCGCCTGTCCGACCAGGTCACGCTCACTCTCGCCGACCGCAACGAGGTGTGGGTGAAGGACCCGGGCAACCCTCAGCGCAACATGCGGGTGCTCGTCGCGGCGGCCCCTGAGTGGCAGCGGCCGATCGATCAGTCGGCCATGGTGGTGCGCGGCCGCCGCAACAAGGTCGTCCTGTCCGGGCGTCGGAACGGCCTGGAGGGCGAGCTGCGGGTCTGGACGCGCAGCGACGACGAGCGGAAGAGCCTGCACCTCCTCCTCGACAGCGGCGCGACGCTGCTGTGGCAGGCGGCCGCCGGCATGGGCGTGCAGGACATGTACGTCAACGTCGGACAGATCGCCGAGGGCAGGGTGTCGCCGCTCGCCCAGGAGCCGTGGCGGGAGTGGACGCTGCCGCTCACGGAGGCCGACCTCCCGGCCGCAGTGGGAGTCACCTCGTCGGCCGGCCAGACGTGGCAGGACGTCCTCAGCCAGTCCACGACCTGGGACGCCGTCTTCGCGGCCTACCCGACGTGGGAGGCCGTCCTCCTGGCTCAGCGAACGGAGTAGCCCACCGTGTATCCCGTATCGGCCCGGTTCCTCACGCGGATCGCGGAGTCGCACAGCCCGGTGACGCAGGTGCAGCTGTGGCTGACGGACGGCCGGGTCGTGGACCTGGACCACACCGGCGGCACCGTCACCGTCGACCGCGGCCAGGCGATCCGCCGCACCTGCACGGTCACCGTGCCGGACCCGTCGCTGATCCCGCGGACGCCGGCCGACCAGCTGGCGACCTACGGCGCCCGGCTGCGGATCTCCCGCGGCGTGGCGTTCGGGGACGGCACGGAGGAGCTGGTGCCGCTCGGCCTGTTCCGCCTGGACCAGGTCGACGGCGACATCTCCGAAGGACCGGTGACGCTGCAGGGGAAGAGCCTCGAGGCGTGCGTCTCCGACGACCGGCTGACCGCCCCGCACACGGCGACCGGCACGGTTGTCGGCGCCATCCGCACGCTCGTCCAGCGGTCGCTGCCGGACGCGGACGTCATCAGCGAGATCGCCGACCAACCCATCGGCAGCAGGACGTTCGACGTGGAGGCGGATCCGTGGGAGGCGTGTCGGGAGATCGCGGCCGCCGCCGGCGCCGAGGTCTTCTGCAACGCGGACGGCGCGTTCGTCATCGCCGTCCTGCCGGACCTCCTGGCGGTGGCGCCGGTGTGGGCGGTGGAGGCTGCCGAGGGCGGCGTCTACATCTCCGGCGACCGGTCCATGTCGTCGGCGGGCGTCTACAACGGCGTCCTCGCCCGCGGGGAGTCGACGGTGTCCAACGTGCCGCCGGTCTCGTACCTGGCCACCGACGACGACCCTGGCTCGCCGACCTACTGGGGCGGCCCCTACGGGCGGCGGCCCATGTTCTACAGCAGCTCGACGCTGACCACGTCGCTCGCCTGCCAGCAGGCCGCATCGCTCAAGCTCCGCGAGGCGAAGGCGCCGAACGCGCGCGGGGATTTCAGTTCGCTGCCCAACCCTGCGCTGGAGCCCGGTGACGTCATCCGGGTCCTGCACCCGGACGGCACCCGCGAACTGCACCAGGTCGCCAGCTTCAGCGTGCCGCTCGACATCGGCGGCGCCTTCCCGATCGCCACCATCTCCGCGAAGGAGGACGCGTGACGAAGAGCGGCCACAGCGTCCACCGCGACCTCGCCTGGGCGCTCAAGCAGCAGGCCACCCGCACCGCGAAGGCCACCCCGGCGGTGCGCGGCGCGGACTGGCGGATGGCGACCGTCACCGAAGTCCCTGGCGACGGCACGGTGGTCGCCGACGGCATCCCCTGCCGCTGCCTGGAGACGTACAACGCGCCCCTCGTCGGCGACCTCATCATCATCACGCAGTCCAGCGCGGGCAACTGGCTGGCACTCGGCCGGACCGCGACAGCCGAAGCCGCGCTCGGCCGCGGCAGCTACGCGTACAAGCCTGCGAACCAAGACCGCGCGTCAACGACGACGATGCTCACCGATCCCGACCTGACGCTGCCGCTCTCGGCGAATGCCGTGTACGTCGTCGAGTTCCACCTGTTCGTCGGCGGTCCGGCGGGCGGCCTGATGGTGACGCAGTGGTCGGTGCCCGCCGGGGCCGACGGCCTCAAGGGTGTGCACGGCCCGGCGAGCTCCGTCACGGAGACCACCGCCGGCAACACCACCGCCGACGGCGTCCTGATGCGCGCGGGCTCGCACGGTCACACCACGCTGATCACCTACGGCCGCCGCAACAGCAACACCAACCTGGTGTACGCGATCGAGACGGGCACGGTCATGACCACCTCGGCGGGCGCCTGTGCCCTCCAGTGGGCGCCGTCCGGCTCATCGGCGACCGCCACGCGCATGGGACGAGGGTCCTGGATGCGCGCCACCCGAATCGCTTAGGAGCGACATGACTCTCCGCTGGAGTGCCCCGACCCAACCCGCCTTCGACCCCATGGTCAACAAGGTCCGGGTGTCCGCCCAGAAGGATCTCGGTGACGACACCTACGTCACCATGAGCTTCGAGGTCGGCATCGGCTGGGAAGGGCCCAGGCCGACGGAGGACGATGTCCTCAGGTACCTGGGCCTCCTCTACGGCGCCCTCGCCAACGACGGATGGGAGTCGCAGCTCGACTTCGTCGAGACGACCACCGTCACCCGGCGGATCGAGCAGGCCGAGGAGGTCTGATGCCCTCCGTCGACTCCTACGGTCAGGGCATCAGCCTGGCATCCCTCACGGACGCACCGGACCTGCCCCGCGCGGTCCGCGACCTCGCCGACGGCGTCATCCCGCGCAGCGTCATGCGCTTCGCGTCCGCCGCCACCCGCAACGCCACGATCACAGCCCCGGCCGAGGGCATGCTCGCGTGGCTGCAGGACACCAACCTGCTCACTCTGTACGACGGCACGCAGTGGACCGTCCTCGCCGCCGGCGCACAGGCATGGACGACGCCCACCCTGGCCACCGGCTACGGGCACAACGGCAACTCCAACGGGACGATCCAGTACCGGCTGGTCAACCTGTTCGGTGAGGCGACCGTGATGTGGCGCGGCGGCATGACCGTCACCTACAGCAGCGGCTCCCCGGTGAACGGCGGCAACTTCCTCAACTCCGCGCTCCCGGCAGCCGTGCGCCCGACGTCCCTGCGCACCGTGACCGCCGCCTGCTCGGCAGTCTCCTCGGAGTCCCTGTCCGTCAAAGTCGACTTCCAGCCCGACGGCGGCGTCCGCATCGTCACCCAGGGCGGCGTCACCCCGCCGTGGGTGTCCCTCAACAACGTCATGTACTCGCTCTGAGGAGAAGACCGTGCCTGACGAGCCCGCCCAGCCCACCCCCGTCCCGGTCGTCCGCCCCATCGACGACACCGCGGCGGACGCCGGATCGCTCGAGGACATGGGTGTCATCCCCCCGCAGCCGACGCCCGGCCCGCAGGAGCCGGAGACGCTCGAGTCGGAGGCCGCGCCCACGGAGCCCGACCCCGAGCAGCCTCAGCCCTGACCCACCGCCCGCTCCTCGCCCCCGCGCCGTCGGGGGCATCGTCATGTCTGGAGGCCTCATGGCCGAACCCCTGTCCGCTGCGGTGTTCGTCGCGGCACTGAGAGCCGAGGGCGTGAAGGTCGTCGAACACGACGGCTGGCGCACCCACAACCGCAACGCCAAGGGCCCGTGGGGCCCGGTCCACGGCACCATGTTCCACCACACCGTCACCCGCGGTACGGCGAACACCGTCCGCCTGTGCCGGGAGGGCTACGCATCCCTCCCCGGCCCGCTGTGCCACGGCGTCATCGCCAAGGACGGCCAGGTCCACCTCGTCGGCTGGGGACGAGCCAACCACGCCGGTCTCGGCGACCCGGACGTCCTCCGGGCCGTCATCGCCGAAACGATCCTGCCCGCCGACGATCAGGCCACCGCCGACGGCAACCGCCACTTCATGGGCTTCGAGTGCGAGAACCTCGGTGACAACAAGGACCCCTGGCCGGCCGAGCAGGTCGAGGCGATCGTCCGCGTGGCGGCGGCGATCTGCCGGGCGCACGGCTGGTCGGCCCGCTCGGTGATCCGCCACCTTGACTGGCAGCCCGGCAAGATCGACCCCCGGGGCCCGGGGCTCAACTGGACCGACATCAAGAGCCGCATCGAGGACCGCCTCGGCGTCAAGGAGACCCCGACGCCCGTCGTGCCGAAGCCGGCGAGGCCCAAGGTGGACCTCTCGCAGCTGGTCGCCGCGGCCCGCTCCAACCCGAAGGCCAAGGGCCAGCCGGTCACGTACCCCGGCGTCCGGCTCGTCGAGGCCGCCCTGGTGGACGAAGGTCTCCTCGCCAAGACGTACAGCGACGGCCACTTCGGCACCAGCACGCTCACCGCCTACGCCCGCTGGCAGAAGCGCTGCGGCTACACCGGCCGGGACGCCGACGGCATCCCCGGCATGACCACCCTCCGCAAGCTGGGCGCCAAGCACGGCTTCGACGTGAAGGAGTAACACCCCATGAGCAACCTCTTCATCAGCACCATGCGCACCGCGGTGCCGCTCGTCGCCGGGTGGCTCCTCACCCTCGCCGTGCGGGCCGGCGTCGACATCGACTCGGAGCTGGTCGTGGCCGCCGTGACCGCGCTCCTCACCCTGGCCTACTACCTGGTGTTCCGCGGGCTCGAGGTCCTCGGCCAGCGCGCGCGGGGTACCGCCTTGCAGAGCATCGCGGGCATCCTGCTCGGCTGGGCCCGCCCGCCGGCCTACCCGGCCAGCCCGAGCACCGCTGCCGGCCCCGCTTCGCCGTCCGGGCCGGTGGCCATCTGATGTGGCGCTGGGTGGTCCGGCGGCTCAGCCGAGTGCTGGGCCGCCGCGGCGCACTCCTCACCCTCAAGGGCACGATCGCTCTGGTCTACGGGGCATCGCTCCTCGTCCAGCCCACCATCGACCGCACCGGCCTCCAGCTGGCGCTGTGGCTCATGCCCCTCGACGCGTGGGGCTGGAGCTGGATCGCGGCAGGAACCTGCGCCCTGGTCTGCGCGTGGATCCCCGCCCGCCGCGATGCGCCGACCCGCCGGGACTGGCCCGGATTCCTCGCGGTCTGGCTGGTGACCGCACCGTGGGCGATGTCCTACCTCGCCGCCTGGTGGCCGCTCGGCGACCACCCCCGCGGCTGGGCCATCGCCCTGATCTACGCGTCCTTCGGTGGCGTCTGCCTGGTCGCCATCGGCTGGGACGAACAGCCCGCACACCGCCGCACGGAGCCGCCCCATGGGAACTGAGATGCTGACCGCCCTGTCCGCGCTCGCGGTCGCCCTCGTGACCGCGGCGGGCGGCATCGCCACCGCGGTCGTCGGGCGGCACCCGCCGCGCCGGCCGAGAGACGCCGAGCGCCGCGACGACTTCAAGGAGGTCACCAACGAGCTCGGCAAGCACATCGACCGGCTGGAGAAGCGGATCGACGAGCAGGAGCAGGACGCCGAGCAGGACCGGCAGCGGATCACCGCGCAGGACCACACCATCCGCTACCTCGCCGGCATGGTCCGCTCCCTCGTAGCCCACGTCCGCTCGCTGGGCAGTGAGCCTCCTCCGCCGCCGCAGCCGGTACCGGAGGAGGTGCAGCCCTACCTGCACGACGTGGGGCTGTGAGTCCCGGCCCGGCCCCGTGGTGGGAGGCCGGCCCGGGACGACTCACTCCCCGCCGTATGCCCCCGCTCTCCCCATCCAGGGGAGGGCGGGGGCGCTTCGTCATTCCTGAGGCCGTTGGTCCAGTTCGGTGACGAAGGCACCCTTGCCTCGGACGACGTGGACCAGGCCCCGCTCGACGAGTGCCCGCACCGCGCGGCGGGCCGTGTCGCGGCCGACCTCGAACTCCTCCACCAGCTGCCACTCGGACGGGATGCGCCGGCGCGGCGGGTACGTGCCGTCGGCGATCCGTCCCGCGATCACCTCAGCGATCTGCGCGTACAGCGGATCGGGTCCGTCCAGGTCCAGGGCCATGCACTCCATGGTGGGCATGGGGCCCTGATGCTGCCCGTCGGGCGATGTCCGCCAACATGGGGCAACAAGCACCCACAAGTGGTCCTATGCTGCAGGAACGATGAACCCCCGCACCGTGCGACCGGCCGGGGGACGGACGACCCTGCGTGAGAGGACCGCCATGCCGGAGTCTACGGGCGCACGCCCACCCCGGAACACCCCATGGACGGACGAGGAGCACGCCGCCTACCTGGCGCTGCTGGCCCACTGCCGCGGCGACGAGGCGGGACTGGAGCCGTGCGAGGAGTGCCGCACCCCGCGGCCCGGCGAGTGCGAGGAAGGCGCCCGGCTGCGGCAGGCCCTGCAGCGCGCGACCGCGGGGAGGGCCGCCGCGTGATCTGCGCGCACTGCGACCGGGTGATCCGGCCCGGCGAGGACTACGAGCGGATCCCCGTCGACACTGCGTCCGCCGCGGCCCCGGACGTCCTGCGCCACCGCGAGCCGTGCCGGCGCACCCCTCAGCCGATAGGGCAGAGCGTGCTGCAGCGCGCGGTCCGCCGGTGGGGCTGACCCAGACCTACATCCTCATCCACACGCCGAGCCCGTTGTGGTTCTGCCAGAACCACAACGTCTGACCCTCCATAACCCACACTTACCGGGGTTCAGCGACCTGCGGACAAGACCCAACTCGATGGTTGATAATGACAGTTATCCCATACCGGCGCGCGTCGGTCGCCGAGTGAAGAGAGAGTCGTATGACGTGGAACCCTTACCGCATCATCCGCCGGTGGCTCCGTGACCCGGACTACTTCCAGGTATGTGCCTACAGCTTCGCGGCGACACTCGGCATCCTGACGCTGACGGTCGGCCCGATCATCCTGAGGGCCGGGCAGTGACCGAATCAGCCGCCCTCGTCCCACGCTCGTCGGCGGAGCTGTCGACCGACCGGCACGACCCCCGCGACGACTGGCCCGACGAAGCCCGCGCCCTCGCCGACCACCTCACAGCCGTCTACGGCGACCGCGACCCGCTGCCCACCATCGCCGGAGGATGGATCGCCCGGCAGAAGAGCCGCCACACGCGACGTGCCTACGCGCGCACCTTCCGGCAGTGGGAGGAGTACGCCCGCTCCACCGGCATCCACCCGCTCCAGGCGAAGCTGCCGCTCGCCGACGCCTACGCCAAGCACCTCGCCAAGACGCCCACCCGCAACGGGCGGCCACCGGCCGAGACCACCCAGGCGCAGGCCCTCGCCGCCGCCGGGAGCTTCTACACCTACGCCGCCCGACTCCAGGCCGTCGACTCCGATCCGTTCGCCGCCGTCAACCGCCCCTACGTCGACCCCGACTACTCGCCGACCGAGGGGATGACCGAGGAAGAGACGATGCGGCTCATCGCGACCGCACGCGACTGGGCGCCCCGGAGCTACGCCCTCGTCATGCTCCTCTACCTCACCGGTGCCCGCGTCGACGAACTCCTCTCCCTCGACGCCGACCAGCTCGGCTACGACCGCGGACACCGCACCCTGCCCCTCACCCAGAAGGGCGGCAAGAAGCGGCCCGCCCCCGTCCCGCCCCTCGCCCTCGACGCGCTGCTCGCCTACCTCGGCGACCGGGCCGAGGGCCCGCTGTTCAGCACAGAGGCCGGCCGCCGGTGGACGCAGCCCGAGGTGTGGAAGCACCTGCGTGTCCTCGCGCGCCGCGCCGGCATCCCGCAGGCCGCGACCATCAAGCCCCACACCTTGCGGCATCAGTTCATCACCGACAACCTCGCCAACGGCGTCCCGCTCCAGGACGTCCAGGATGCCGTCTCCCACTCCGACCCGCGCACCACCCAGCGCTACAACCGGCGGCGCCGCCAGCTCGACAACCACCCCGCCTACGCCCTCGCCGCCAGGCTGGGCGAGAGACTGCAGCAGTGAGTAGCCCCGACGCCCCCGAGCGCTTCCACCTGACCTTGACCGCGGCCGGCCGCCGCGTACTGACCGGCTGGTGGCCGGACGAGGCGGTCGCCCGCCGGAAGTTCACGCGCTGGATCGGCGAGTACGGCAGCATGCCCGACGCCCGCGTCACCCTCGTCGACGAGGAGACGGGCGCGACGTTGACGGAGTGGCCGGACGAGGAGTGAGCATCTGCCATGCTGGCGCCCATGTACCGCCCGTACCCGAACCGTGAGCGCGCCCTGCGGCAGCTGCGGCGCCGCCAGGCCGCGCGCGACCTCCAGCCCGGCACCTACCGCCTGTCGACGCGGCCCCGGGGCGTCGGCGGCCAGTCGTAGCCTGGAGCCATCAATCCGTGTCTGCTGGCGCGGTGGACCGCTCCGCCGAGTGTGGAACCCCGGCGGGGCGGACGCGCGTCAGGGACGCTCAGGGCGCTCTCGCAGGGCACGGCTGATGGTCGACTGGTTGTGCCCCGTCACCCGGGCGGTCCGCCGCTGAGACCCTGCGAGGTCGTTCAGCGCGGCCAGCCGCTCGGACCGCTCCCGCGCCTTCCGCTCCAGCACATGCTGCGCCTCCCGCAGCTCCAGCTCGGCCTTGCCGTAGGCGAGGAACGCGGCCACCTCCTCCTCGGAGTCGAGGTCGCCGTGCAGCATGACGCGGGTGAAGTCCCGGGTGTCCCGGAAGGCGGGCTCCTCACGGGCCGTCAGAGCAGCGAGCGCGGCGTCCGCCTTCTCTTGGTCCGGGGCGGCCGGCCGGAGCGTCTCGGACCCGGTGCCGACCACGTCGGGGACCTCCAGGAGCGGGATGGAGCCCTCAGTGGCGTGCTCCATCCAGTGCTGGGAGGCCGGGTCCTTGGTGATGTCCTCGTCGGCGATGAACAGGGGGTGGGCGGTGCCGGCGTGCGGGTCGACGGAGTAGGCGACCAGGGTGAAGGTCTCCTCGCCGTCGGTGTAGCGGCTGCCGATGGGCGCCCGGTCCGCGATGGTGAAGCGGTCGTTCTCCGTGATGGCGGTGGTGGTGCTGGGCATGGCGGGGTGCTCCTCAGCGGTGGGTGTCGATCCAGTAGCGGGCGTCGGTGCGGGCGGCGAGGACGGCGTTGAGGGCGGTCACATAGTCGGCCTCGTCGGCGTGCTCGGTGTAGGCGGTGTCCCGGAGGACCGGGTAGGCGTTGAGCGGGTCGCGGTCGAACTGGGTGTGGCCGGTGGCGAGCTGGTAGGTGGTGCGGCCGGTGGGCTGCCCGTAGTCGTTGTGGGTGACGAGCTGAAGGGCGGCGGCGACAGCCCGGTCGCGGATGTCAGTGGCCCAGGCAGTCTGCTTCGGGGTGCCGGCGAGCTGGGGGAGCGTGAGCCGGGCGGCGATGCGGGCGTGGACGGTGGCGGCGGCGCGGGCGCGGCGGGCTTGGCGGATGGCGGTGAGCCGACGGCGGTGGGCGCGGAGGCTTTTCTCGTCGATGTCCCAGCGGCCGGCGGTCTTGGTGGCGGTGATGACGCCGCGGCGGCACCAGGTGCGGATGGTGTCGGTGGTGACGCGGCTCTTGGCTGCGGCGGCGGCGGCGTTCATCTGGTCCCCCTTGGGATGTGCTCCCTGACACCACTAATGATGCATCCCCCGCATCACAGTGTCAATGCATGGGATGCATCACGCCATGGAAGGGTATCGACAGAGCCGCACGCCACCCTGAAACGCGAACAGAGGCCCGCCACCACACGGTGACGGGCCTCTTCTGCTGGACTCCTCGCCCGTTGTTCACGCCTCCGGGTCGGGGTGCCGCACAGCCTTCTTCACGGCCATCTCCAGCTCGTACCGGCCGACTCCCGCCTCCGCGGCGACTTCGGTGATGCGGGCCTGGACGGCTGCGGCGGTGTCGGGGGTGAGCTGGCCGGCCTGGATCTCTGCCCAGGCGGCGCGTTCGAGTTCGAGCAGGTCTTCGGGGATGTCCACGCTGTGGATCTTAGGCCGCGGTCGTCATGCTCTCGCGCAGGCGTTCGGCGGCGACGGCGTGGTGCCACTCGGTCAGCAGAGCCTCGTACTCCCGCCGCTCGGCATCAGACAGCCGGCGGCGGGTCCGCTCCAGCAGCGCGCGGATCTCCCCGTTCACGGCGGCCGCGGGTCGCGGCTGAGCCGGAGGCGGCGGCGGGGTGGGGAGCATGCCGTTGATCCTACGCGCGAGGGCTGACATCAGGCCGGGTGAGGAGTGAAGTGCCCGTAGCTCGTTACCTGCACCTCTCTTCCCTGCCTAGGGCCGTTCGGGTCTAATCAGCCTCCATAGGCATGTCCATGTAACAACTCTCGATCGGCGTGCCGGGGGCTTCGAGTAGCGCCTGGATCGGCACGCGCAGGACGGAGGCGATGAGCAAGAGGTCGGAGAACTGGGGGTCGCGGGCGGCGTGCTCGTAGCGCTGGACGCTGCGGCGGTCGATACCGGCGCGCTCGGCGAGCTGGTCTTGGGAGAGGCCTGCCCGGTGGCGTAGTTCGGCGATGCGGCGGCCGAGGGTGACGCGACGGTCGAGGACCCACTCGGGTCGGGGGTTGCGGCGGGCTGGCAC